TTATCTTCATAGCCAAGACCGCCAGCTATTGTAACGATTCCAGACGTTACAGTACTAACGCTATTGTCATAGCCATCTAAAGAAACGGTTGGTACCTTAGTTAAAATGCAATCTTTAAACCTAATATAGCGAGGTAAGCCTGTTCTACCCCAACTAATTGGGTTATAGAATAGCCTCATATCAATCGTATAGGCTGCTTGCCTTGGAGTTGTAAAGGCTGTATAAGTTACATCTGTTGGGAAAAATACTGGTTTAGGGCTGATTGTTACATCGTGTGCATCAAAAATATTCCTAAATTGCTCAGAAGTTAGTTGAAGCGTATCAAATAATTGAATACTTTCTTTTCTAACCTCAACAGAAAATTCATTGAACGGTGCTGGTAATACTAATCCAGTTTTTGCCGATACTTTATTTAAGTATTGTAGCTTGCCAGTTGTTCTTGTGTATGTGTTCTTTACAATCTCTGGGCATACATCAGTAGTACAGCATCCATCATCACCCGCTGAATCACTATCATCGCATGGTGGGATAGAGAAGCTTAGACTTAAAATATCCTTTATTATTTGAATGATGATTGCAAACAAAGATAACAATACAAATAAGTTTTGGAATACACATAATAGTGCGCCAAGCTTCTTTGCAATAGCTAATACAGTACCTTCATCAGCATCGTTAAATGCTTTCTCTAAAGCTCTAATGTTTCTAAGAATAGTCTTTATAAACTTTAGAATTTGTTGGATTATATATTCAATTAAAGCTAAAAGAAGTAGCAATAATGAAATAAGCATAATAATCAAAGCAAATATAGGGAACATATTAAGAAAATCAGGAAGGCAATTTCTGAATAATCTTTTCATGGCTCTAATCAATTTGAATGGATTAGGTATGGCACACAAGACTTCAATAATACAAATAATAAGATTAAGTACTGGTAAGAAAAATTTATAAAGCATTAGGAATGGTAAGAACTGATCCAACAATTTCATGATTGAATCGAAAATATCTTTACCAAAATTAGGGTTTAATGCTGATTTTAATGCCCCTGGTGGAACAAGTAGTTTAAGCTTATCGAATAAAGCCAATAGATCCTCAGGTACTCCTTCTGGGAATGGAATAGCAGGAACCTTTAATGCAAAAGGCAAGCCAAACCCAGGGATTGATGGTCCGCTGGGACCGCTTGGAATATCTACAGTTACATCTAATGGATTACATGGACACATTGTTTATTTATATATCAGGCTATTTAGTTTCACTGTTATATTGATCCGCCAAACTCTTTGATTACCATCCTACCTTGCAAATACAAAGTTTCAGCATCTATCTTTACATCACTGTTTGAAGTAATTTTAAGTGGTCCAGCAGAATGTAAGCTCATAGAACCAGGCGTCATTACAGTTATACCATTCTTATCTATTCTTATCATATGAGTGTAGATCCCATCACTAAATACCCTTAAGTCAAATACAGCCCCTATTTGACCATTTGGTTCATTAACAAATCGACTATCACCAGATACACCCATACCACCTACTTGAAAGAATACGTCACCATTCATAGAGATAGCTGCACTCATGTTTTTTAAATCTCTTCCAATATTAGCTACAATGCCACCAGCAGTATCAAGCCATAATGATTGTCTATCAACCGTATTAGCACCTATATTCAAATCTAATGAACCATCAAAATTAATGGAGCCGCTTCTTCCACCAGCATTTGCTTTAGGTCCAGATAATTTAATTGTATCTGTAACAACCTTAGATAGTTGTGTAAATTGATTAACATCAATATTTAAATACTCTTCATTTTCATCAACATCATCAGTTTGATATCTTAGAAAATTATTTGTTTGATGTGCATAGCAAGTTTGTAAAATATCATGATATGCTGTGCCATGTTTAATATGGGTGTTCAAAATCCTATCTAATGGAGCACCTTCCGTATCATCATTCTTTAATTCTATAGATCCCTTTACAGTACTATTTGTACTAGGACTATCTCCAGTAAACTCCATTTTAGATGCAGCAAATGAATCTTGAAATATATCTAACTTATCTTCGCGATAAATTAACTTATTTGGATTACCATTATCTTCTGTACCAAATGTAGAATAATTTTCATATCTTGTTAGTAATGGTATATTACCCTTTTCACTTGAGGCTGGTATATTGATTTTGAATTGACCTTCTTTATCAATATCGACGAAAAATCTACTTCTATTACGAGCATAATCTTCGTTTGAATTTATATTTGGTAGATTTACTTGACCGTCATTACCAGAGAAGTCTTTTCTAGAGTTTATTTCGAAATGATAAGCAAGGCTTTTTCTTTCAAGCTCTCTTATCTTCAAATAGGATGTAACCTTATCGGTTGTTTTATCTGACCTTAATGTATTTTGTTCCTTACCAATTGGTAAAGGACTTCTATTTAAGTCAAGTATATTTCCAAAGATATCAATTACAGTTCCTTTAACAGTCTCCATAAGATAATTAGGAGATAGTAATGTCAAACTTAAAGTATCCGCCCTACTCTTTCTACGATTAGGTAAATTATAAGAAGGTGTTATTTGAGGCGAAGCACTATAAAGAGATGATTCAAATAATTCATTATCAACATCAGATAAATATTGAAATTCATATACCATCTCCCTCTGTTCTACGAAAGGAGGATTCTTAACTGACCCAGACATAACTGTGCTAGGGCTTACGCTTGGATCTAAACCAATTGTAGTAAACCTAGAATCATAAACATCTGATTCTAATTTAGAATCATGATCATAATTAGTGTTGAAAGCTAAATCTCTCTTTACAATACCATCAACCATTCTACTTGCCTGAGTAAATTGATAATTATTATAAAAATTACTACTCATTAAGTTAGATGATGAATTGATATGAATTCTATTTCCATCTGATCCAAGATAAATGTCATTTTTCAAATCCAGTGACAATTTAGCATTCTTGCCAGCTTGAATAAGTAGCTGACCAAGTTTCAACTCTGGTACGGCTGATAAATTCTCTGCTATAAATGAAACGAAGTAATGTTGCCCACCACTTCCTTGACCAACAATAACTGGAGTGTTGGCACCTGGCATAGTACCAACAAATAATCCATTATTGTAAAACATAGAGTGTGGAGCTGGCACATCTACTGTATGAGGCTTAGCGTTAACAGCATCAGAATTAGTAAGTTGAACTTTTATTAAGCCTCTTCTAGAATCATAACTAACTATAGATCCTAGTTTAAGTAAGCCTACTTCTTCAGTAAATGAATGAGTCATTAAGAACCAGCCGAGTCTTGTGGTGATGGAGGATCGAATTTAACCCAACAGTCAATTATATAACTGAATAAAGCTTCCCTCAAATTATCTTTTTCTTTACCATTTGTCTTAGCACCATCATTTGATGAAGGCGACACTTTCATTTTATTCCTAGCAATATCAATAGCCTTTTGTGATGGTGAACGTCCATCATCCTCATCGCTCAAATCAACCAATACAATTCTAACATTCTTCTCTTCTAACGATGATACTGGCTTAGTCTTATCGTTATCTGTAGTATTAATAGACCCTTGAACGAATATGGCTTTAACAGTTTCAGCAAAAGCCTCTAGTTTAGAATTAGCTGAATGCCCTTCATCATGATATATTCTTAATTCAAGATTTGCGGCTGTTGAGTTTTCTTTCGCATTATTTGAATTTATTACAGTAGCAGCTTGATAAACTATATTGTTTATTGTTTTAACATTAGCTGCTGAGAACGAATCTTTCAATTTACTATCCGTTCCAGCAGAACTACCGTCTCTTACTACAACACCCATATTAACTTCATTACTTGAACTTGATGTTCTTTGTACTGAAAATGCTGCAATATCTTTATTCTTCAATATTATTTTACCAAGAACATCAAGATACGTTGGTATGTATTCACCTGGTGAATGACCATAGGTTAGTTCTAATGTTGTAGTGAAAGAAACGCCCATTGTCATATTATGTCTAACAGAATTTACGTAAAACAACATTCCTCTTTGCTCAACGAATACTACTTCTCCTGGTTGCATGTATTCATTACCAGAAATTGTGATGCTTCCTTTTAATAAATTCTTACGGTTAGTACTTAACATCATGCTGGCATAAGGCGCACATTGAGAGTTAGGATCACTAAGAAATGGTACAGTTATTTTACTAGCAGTTTTGAATCCATAATTACGCCACATATCATAGTCTATAGCTAATGCAGTAACTAAAGCATTACCTGTGCTTGGAAATGAATTCAAATCACCTGGAAGTGCATTAGGCTCATAGTTATTCATATAGCCGCTAACCTCAACACTCGTGAATGGTGGAGGATTAGACGTAAAATTCATGCTTTTAATTTGACTATTTTTGATTATATATCTAGATCCAGATCCAGGTCCATAATCATCATATGTCTCATCTTCAATCATGTGTTCGAAAATTTCAGGTACATGTGAATTAGCATATGATCCAGAGCTAACAAGCTGGCTAGCTGTATTAGGACTATCATCCAGGCTTTTAAATTCAACAGCATTCTTCAATGCTCCATAGAAAAGCTTCAATACCTTTTGTCTTTCGACAAGCTTACTTGAAAGCTCTTTAGTCACTTTAAATACATCGACTTCAGTTCCAGGATCTGTAGTCCCCCTATTAGCTACTAATGTAGCAGTATTTAAAAAGCTATTTCTTGATATTTTTTGACCTGATTTAGTTTGAATTCTTTCAATTAGTTTATCTATTTCAGTATTGGCATTATAGGTATCAAGGCTGCTTATTGATACGCCTTCTTTTATACCATTTTGTATTTCCAAAGCATCAATAATACTAGCGTACCTCTGTGTACTTGTAAACAAATCTTTATTAGTTAAAGCTTGAGCTTTTATATTTTTATAATCATTAAACGCTTGTGATTGATTATCTTCAGATTGATCTGGATTTGCAGCTTGCATCAATAATGAAATATCGGATATGACTCCTGCTTCATTAGAGATAAATCTAAAGTAGTCACCTTCACCTTTACTTGCTTCATCCTTAAGAAGAAACATTTTGGCAGAAGAATCACCATTATGTCCAAGCACAGCACAATCTAATCTAATCATATCTTCAATTATTTCAACTCTTTCTCTTAGCGTTTTTAATTGATCTGAGAATAAATCATCTAAGTACTGTGGGAATACCTGAATGCCCATTGTTTTCTTTAGATACATCATTTTGTAGAAAACAGAGCTTGGCATTCTATTGTATTGTGGTGGTCTTACTCTAATATGACCTTGTGTATCACAAAAAACTTCTAGATTTAATAAGCCAGATGTACCAATAATTTTATCTCTAACACTCGTATATTCATTATCAAATAATTTTATACCTTCAGTTAATGATTGCTCATAAGCAGTAATGTCGTAATCTTTATCATAAAAATCATCCACGATAAATAAGTTCTTATCCTCATTACCTCTGACAGTATATGACATTCTACGGGTAAGATGATTGATCTGCCTTCTTAGTGCTCTTCTAAGATTACCATCTGTTTGCTTCTCTAAAGAACTTGGATTAATAATATCATTTACATCAAATGTTACTTGATCTCCAACCATTACAAAATTATTTTTATCGTCAGCACTTAAACTATCAAGTCTTGCATCGATTTGAAATTGAAGATTTTTAACTTGAGATTGTATCGTTACAAACTCTCTACTGAATTTGCTTGTCGTATTTTCCGATATAGCATTAGCTGCACCTACCAGTTTAGCTGCATTATTCAACTCTTTCAACTTATCTAACTTTAGTTCTAACTCTTTATTAGTATTCGTAATATCAAATTGCTTTTTCAAAGCAGCAGCATAAGCAACCTCATTCATAACCAAATTTTTGAATGGAATGAAATTACCCCATATTTCATTGCTCTTCGATAAATCATTTCTCAATGAATTATAATAAGAATGAGCAGGGTCTTGCTGACTTTGTGGATCACGACCAAAACCATCCATACTTATTACCGTCTTCCAATAATTAGCAAAATTATATGGTTGACCTGTAACCAATAAAGATAAAACATTCATTATGTCTTGACCAGCAAATGGTTGTTTGGTCAAAGAAGGAATACCCACATTATTAGCACTGTTAATGTCTAATGAACTACCATATTGAACAAGAACGCCGATACCTTCTTTCCATTTATAGACTAATCCATCTGGAGCATGAAATACTTTAGTTACTCTTCCAGTAGCACTATCAACGCTTCTATCTTGTACATAATTATCTTCATAAACAGGTTGACCTGGATATGGTCCAGCTTTTGATTTTACAAGTGGTGAATCTTGATCCTTAGAGCTTCCTAGTAAAGCTTTATTCTCATCTAACAATTCTGGTAATGTATCATTAACATTACTAGTAATACTATCAAACGAACTTTTAAATGGGGTTAGAGGATCAAATGCATTACCAGCAAAATTATCTACACCTGGCTTGTAGTTTATTTTTCCCATATCAAAATAAACAGAGTTATCCGTAGCTTGTACATCTACAGTACCTTTTCCACCAGACCAAGCATCTGATGCGCTATCAACTACACCACCGAAAACATGCATACCTTCTTTTTCATTAATGAACTGACTTCTAATTGCAGACCATAAATAATTTGGAAAGTCTTTTCCAACATATGCAGCTTTCTCTATTTGAAAATTGCCGTTAGCCGATGGATTGAATAATGATTGAAATGAATCAAATGTTTGACCCATTGCTTGACTAATGTTAGTCAAAGCTGACTGCGGATTAAATGTGTTTCTTAATCCGCCAGAAATATTATTATCGTATTGAGAATTTGATCTCATATAAATGTGAATCAAATCCATTTCCTGAATTATCAACTTACCAGAGAATTGAAATCTCAATTTTCTTCTAGTATAGTTTGTATTCTTATTTGCGCCTTTGATAGCCTGCTGTGAATTAGCATCTAATTGAAGTTTATTGTAAATCGCTGCAACAAGTGTTTTGAATACAGATAACTCTGAATCAAGTACTTTTAAAGTTGCTTTATGTTGTTTTGAATCTAATCCATCATATCCAGCAACTGCACCGCCTACAAGATATTCATCAGATACAGATACACTGTTACCCAAACCGCCAAGACCTATAAGATCTGTGCCCGCTGAAGAATCATAATCAAATACTAATTGCTCACCAGTACGATCAAATATTGCAGTTACTCTTCTTCCAAGCACTGTATCTGGATTTACTTTAAAAGTAACTGGACTGGCTTTCCTTAATCTTCTAAGTGCATTAAATCTACTTGTATTATTGCTAATTATTTGATCTGCACTCTCCTTACCGAATTGAACTATTTTGTGATTATAGAATGAATTAGTTGCGTCACTAATTGCTTTCTCTATATCATACTCTGTAATTAACATTACTTGATAAGGATCAACTATATTAATAGTGCATTTTCCTGGGCTTTTGAAATCAATTGTAGTTGATGTAGATAAACTAGTAAAATTAGTTATCTCCATTACACCAGTTCCTTGACCGAACTGGGATTGAAATAAATTACTTTCATCTGTAATCCAAGTTGTTAAAGCATTTGGATTACCAAAAGAATAAAGTCTTCTTAGTCTATCTACTACTTTAGTAAAATTACCAGTTGATTTATCTGCTAATGGGTTCGAGCTACCAAAGACGCCATATAAATTAGAACCATCGCCTAATCCATTATTAGCTGCATCTGTTAATGATACAATAAGTGGTATTAGCTGATTATCTACTTGACCGACGGTAGATGTAATTCTTTCAATCTTAGATAGTTTTTCAAGAGCGGATATTTGACGACACTTATTTTGAAAAAGAATTTTCATTGCTTTATAATAAAGCTTTTCTTCTTTGTCCATATAGTCGGGTCTAAAATTCTCACCTATCGATGAGAACATTCTCTTCTTAACTAATACAGTAGCGTTAGGCTCTTGCATCAATACTTCGAACTCTTTTGGTTCAGCATTGAATGGATCTGTTCTCAAATAACCTTCTTCAAGATATTTTCTCTGTGCAGATTGATCAAATTTATTTGCAAAATCACCTAATGCACCATATTTTTTGACCTCACCGTCAATAACTGGTGAATCTAGTGAATGTGTATCATTCTCACCTAAAGAAAATTGAGAAGATAGTTGATCTGCAAGTTTATCGAGAAAGCTCATATTTATCCTGTGACTTTTCCTGAGAAAGAATGTGGTGTAGTATAATTACTTGGACCATCTTTAGCACTTCTATTGAATGGAAAGCTATTAACTCTATAACCTCTTCTTTGTGTTACAACAAATGACATCTGATAATCCAAAAGAAAATCATTTGCTTTTTCATTTATTGTCATACTTTCAAAAAATCCTCTATATACCCAGCCAGAATAATACATCTCAACTGTAAATGCAAGTTGTGCTAATGAAGGAATGTTTTTAGCTGCTAATGAATTGCTCGATGATTCTACCCCTAGAACACCACCTAACAGACCAGCACCAAGTGTTGCTGCTGAGTCCTTAGTAGCATTACTAGTAGAGAACAAGCCACCTAGCGCGCCTCCTGCGGCACTTACTAGATTGTTTGCGAGACTGGCTGCTGCACCTTGTGATGCTAGCGTTAAACCAATACCATCGAATGCATACTGTTCTGCTCTATATATTTCATAGAGAACATTCATGCCTTCCATACCAGAACTACCAGTAGTTCCTGATATGTTCAAGGTGCTTAATTCTTCACCCCAATATTGTAAAGTATAACCACCCTTAGTTCTATCCTTTACTATTGCTTTTTTATGATTATAAGTAATAGATGCTGGGTTTACATACATTCTTACAATACCAAATTCAGGAACAAACCAAGTTATAATATTTCGTCTTATTGTAGCATCTCTACCACCTTTAACGTTATTATAAGGCAATCCATTTCCATCTGCCTGATAAGTTGCAGGTATTAGAAATCCATCACTTCTATAATTACCAATAGGATCTTTTATTGGGTTTACTTTATTTAATTGATCTTGTACATCATTAGTATCTTTGATTAAATCAGCTATACCCATCTTAGTCTCCTGCGCCACTCGCGGCACTTGTTGAATGAGATTGTCTAGAACCAGCAATTTCATTCTTACATTTTACACAATACCCAGTAATTTCAACATGAACTTTTTGAGGTGGTGGCTCAACAGTTGGTCTGCTTACAACCGCACCAGTTGGTCTTTGTCCTTTTTCTGGTGGGGCACTAGTTGTAATTCCATTCGCTGCAACAGCTTGCTGCACTTGTTGTGCAGGGCTTGCAGATTTTGCCTTTACACCAGCTTGTGCGTGTTGATGCAACTCAGGCATTCTTCCAGTACCTGTAGCTTGCTTTTTTGCTAATGCTGGAATATTATTAGGCTTATATTCAGCAGGTGCCTTCGATTTTGAAATTCCATTATCTTTAGTATCAGCAGGTGCCCTCGATGCTGTAATTCCATTACCTGGAACTACATTAGCTTCAGCTTCAGCAGGTGCCCTCGATGTTGGAATTCCATTACCTGAACCTACATTAGCTTTAGTATCAGCGGTTGGAATTCCTGTTCTTCCAAATATAGTATCTCCAATGCCAGATAATACTCCACCAACTTGTTGAGCCATCGTCTTTGCAGGAGTAGCTGATGCAATGGCAGTAGATATTCCGTTAGTGCTTTTTGGAGCCTTTTCTACATTAGCATCCTGCTCTTTTCTAGCTTCAATCTTTTCTTTTATTTTATCTATTGTAAGAGTTTGCGGTTTGGTATCTGACCCCATTATCTTGCTCTTAGCTGCTAATAAAGATGATCCTATGATACTTGGTATTTCACCAAATATCTCCAAAGTCTTACCTATACTATTTTTCATTGCCTCGCCGGCTTTATCTTTAACTTGACCTGTTTCTAAAGATTCTCTATGATCATTGGCAACTGTACCACTCCTTGAAGCAGCCATTTTCATATTCTGCCTCAAATTATCTTTAGCTAAATCACGGTGATCACCATTTGGATCAATTTTAGTGCCAGTTCTTGCGGCTGCAACTTCTTCAAAAGTACCTTTCACTGCAATCTCTGCCTGTCCCTTTTGTGCGGCAATTAATGCTCTTATTTTAGTTAGTTCTGTATATGACTGCTCTTGAATTTTAGTACCACGATCCATTTGATCGTTAACAATCGTTTCAGATAATGGAGCTACATCGGCACGTCCTTCTTGTTTAGCTCTGAATGCATCAAGAATTTTTGTTGCAGTTTGATCGTCCTTAGCGAAATTACCTAATGGACCTTGTTTAAGAATAGCTCTTTGTTTAACTAGTTGTGCTGCTGCTTGTGGACTATTAGCTGCTTCTTCAACAGATACAATCTTTCCAAATTGTTTCTGCATTTGCGTACGTATTTTTTCAAATACCTCATCTATCTTACCCTCATTCATCATCTTTTCAATTTGGAAACCACCCATTAAACCGCCAGGACCACCAGTCTGTGCTGATAAGAATCCTTTTTGGGCAATACTCAATCCAGCCATTGATTTTGTTAATGAACCTATTATTTCAATTGATGATGCTCCACTTAAACCTGTGGATTTTAGGGCGCCCATATAACTATTCATCATTCTTGCAGCACCTTCTGCTTCATTACCAAACATTTTAAATGCTCCAGCAGTGTCTAACAATGATCTTCTAACATCATCAAGATCAGTCCCATACTTGCTAGCTATTTCACTCATTCGAGCAGTAAATTGTAACGCCTCAGACCCTGTAATATTGTATGTCTTAAATGCTGTGTGCAAGTCTTGTACTACTTCAGAATAATTTCGCGCACCTCCTGTAGCTAACTTAATAGTAGCTGTTAACATACTGATACTTTGACCGCTATGAGTACTACTAGCGATAACACTATCTAATGCTTTAGGTACAGTTCCAAGTTCAGCCCAGTATTTATGAATTTCTTCTGGTAGTGCGCCGGTTGCTTCTCCAGCACTTGCCATTAGCTCTTGTTGTTTAGATAAAAGAGCATTCATGTTACCAAGACTATCGCCAGCACCATTGAATACTTGCCCAAGATTACCAGTTTTACCTGCTAATTGGACATAAGCATTCTGTAATCTCATGCCGTTATCGGCACTTTCAGCTAGATTCAAAACGAAATCTTTTACAAGCGATATATTACCCTTAATAGAGTCTGGAATTACCTTTCCAAAGCTATTTAGCGCCATTGCTGTAAGAGCATCAATAGCACCATTACCCTTTCCTAATGAGCTAATCATACCCTCTATCTGTCCTTTGAATGTGGACATGCCTCTAACATCTATGCCAGCAAGATTATCAAAAGATTTTTTTGTAACACCAACAGCAAGTGTCAATAATCCAAATTTTGTAGCTTGCTCTTCTGTTAAAGATTGATTATCAGTTAATGATATTCCAACCTCAGCCATTTTCTTATTAAAAAGATCTATTAATGAACCAGATTGCTGAGCCACATCACCATATCTTTTCAAAGCATCAGCAGATCTCTCTAAAGCTTGAGTACTATCTTCAACTGCAGCTGGATCTACTGTTACTACTACTGGTGTTATTGGATCAGACATAAATTATCCTTTTATATGACGACGTTTTCGCCTTATAGGCTCTTGCTTCTTAGTGGTTTCTTCATTGAAAATTCTTAAAGTGCCTTCTTTTACGATCTTAAGTGACTCGTCGAAGTCTTCTTCATTAGATTCATGAACATTATCATCGCCAAGTATTTTCTTAACAGCATCTGGATGAGAGAATGATGCTAATAAATATGCGTGATTTTTAGCTATCTCAGCAAGATCATTTTGAACCGCAAGCCAATTCTCATACATCCATATCTTCAGAACCGGGTCCATATCGGTTATCCTAGAATCATCCGGTGTTGTTTTGTATATCTCTCTACATAAAAACCAGATAAATCTCTGATCCGGTTCATTTACGATTTTTTTAAGTCTTCAATTACCTCTTTCGCGTCTTCATCAGTTTTGATTGAAAACTTTTCTTTTGATTCCGCTACTAGCTTAAAATATTCACCATATAACTTATTTAATAAACTTTCATCTAGTTCATCAATAAAAGCAAGTTTTACATCCATACTATCTGACCCGACAAATTGATCAATACCAATACCGGATACCTCAAAAATAGATCTGGCAAGTAATTGTTTTCTAATTTCAAATGGACCTTGTACAGTGCCATCAAATTCAGCAGAAACCATGATAGCCTCTCTCATCTCTTTAGATTTTAGTGTATGTAATCCAAATGATTTATTATCACCAAAATCTACTCTATGAACAGTTCTGGTCATACCAAGTAGCATTTCAATTCTACGTTTGGCACCGTCATTTAATCTTTCTTTACCAGACCTTCTGCTATCTCTAGCAGCTTTTATTTGTCTTTCAACTTCAGCCGCATCAGGCTCTTCTTGCTGATCTGCTCTTGATTGAAATTCTCTCATAGCTGCTTCATCATAAACTGGTGTAGAGCTTGAAAAATTTCTAGTTGTTCTTCTTACTGCTTGATCTTCTTCAGCTTCATCTGGAATATCAAACTCTCTCAAAGGGGCGCTTGTAACTTTTCTACTGCCAAGTGGACTATCATAACTTCCCATTCATCCTCCAAAAATAAATAAACCTACAACTTAAATATATCAAGTTGTAGGCTAATTCTTTTTTAAGCTAATCTAATCTGTTAAATTAATCAGTATGAGCTTGGGTTACCCATATCAAGATCGATAAGACCTGCTGCATCAAGAGAACCTCTTCTGCCGCCTGTATCAGTAACTTGTTCAATGTTAGCAATGCTTCCACCATCACCCATAGCGAATGTAGCGTGTTGAATTGCTCTTTCTCCTCCAACTGCAACTGATGCAGAAGATGATCCACTAGCTCCTGGTCTTGACCCACCATTCAAGATACTGAAAATTGTTTCAGCTTTCCATTGCATGGTTTCAGAGATAACCCAATCTTGAACTGTATAAGTATACTCAATACCTTCGATCCATACGTTCTTAATTACGGTAGAGATTTGGCTTCCTCTATCTCTCTTTTGTTTATCTAAGATAACAATGTCGAAAGGATAAACTTGAGAAGCTACGTGAATAAAACCTCTGCTGAAAGCTTCGGCAATTCTTAACTTATCAAACCTTATTCTTTGGCAGGTACCAGAGATTTCAGTTGATTGATTTGGAACAGAGTCAATATGACCGTCTGTTCCAACTTCATCGATCATCTTAACACTTCTTTTTTCATGTATTGCTAATGATTGAACAGCGCCGACTGGAATGTTGTTAACCAAAATAATAATGTTGGTTGAAATTGCTGTACTAGTTTTGTTAACACCTGTATTTAGTGATACTGTAGACTGTGCGTTTGGACTTGAGACCATTTAAAACTCCCTAATTATAGTTGACCTAGACCCACTTTGATGTAAATGAAATTGACAGGGTAGGTAGGTTGTACTCTTACTCCGATATTCCATTGACGAGGATCAGCGCTGTCTCTAGCTACAGATAGATCCCTATAATCTGTAATCAAACCTTGAGACATTAAGGCGTTTAGTAAGATTACAGCACGAGTATTCAATATTGAACCTGTATCTGGGGTCTCAGCTAAACCAATGAATCCTGCGAAGCCTGCTCTCAAGCTCTTTGCTACTCTATCTCTAATGAATACAATAGAGATTTCTTGTTCCTCTGGGAATCCACTTTGAGTTGTTGTAATGCCCCATACAACTCTACCACCACCAGTTACTGGTTGTAATGTACAAATACCTGCTGATGCTAATTGTTCCAATGTCAAAGTTGAGAACGTTCTGTTTCTTAGAATAGTAAAACCACTCAAGACCTTATTCGTTAGTGGGTTTTCAACTCTTGTATCTGCTGACAAGTAACCTGCTGCGGCTGCTGCTATATAGAAACCATCGATTAGGACGTTCTCTGCACCAGCTTGAACAACGATTTGGTCAGGGTAGAAGTATACACATCTGAATGTATTTCCGAAGGCATCTGATACTGAGTAGTTTGCTAAATCTTCAACGTTTCCTGCAAGAATGTCAGTAACTGTTTCTCCTTGAATACCTTCTAGAACACCAATATCTTCTACCGCTGCATCGGCTGTTCCGATTACATTGGCACTTGTTAATCCATTGATTGCTCCAGCAAATAATACTCTTTCCTTCTTGTTACGGATATTGCTCATTGCTTTACAATGATTCAATGCGTTTTGGAATATTACGGAGATTGTTTGTTTTGGAAGTGGTACAACGATATCACATTCAACTGTTTCAAGTGATTCTAAAGCATTGATCCAACCAGCATCATAGAAGCTTGCTTCTAATGTATCAATCAAAGTTACTCTTAGTTGATGATTATCTGGAACAACATTCTTATTTACTACAACGTAATTATCTACATCATCTGTATCTTTAACTTCAAATCTTAAACCAGATTCTTGAACGATTGCTTTTGCAATTGTTATTGTATTGGCTGGAATGTTGATAGCAGTAATATCGTATAAACCATTATTTCCTGTAGTTGAACCAGAAATTAGCAAACGACGAGTAAGTATATCAGTATAACCATCAAGATCTCCGAAATCTACTACTATTGAGCTTCCAAAAGTTGCAGTTCCAGAACCAAGAGATACTAAGTAACCGTCTGTTGCTTCACTTACATCTTCAGTTACAGCAATTCCTGTTTCGACATCTATTACTGCAAAAGTAATGCCGCTTCCATTAACTAAATTAGTGAAAGCTGTTGTTTTAGTAACATATAAATTACCATTAGATACTGAATCAATTAAATAAGTACCATCATTTGCGCTATTGGTAGAACCAGTAATTACTAAATTCTTACCATCATGAGTCAAATCGAACGTTACTGAAGATTCGAAAATACCTTGATTGGTTGTGCTAGGAACTCTAGCGATATAACCATCTTCTTCTGTTTCCATAGTTGCAGCAGACTCAACTACTGTATAGAAGTAAGAAAATCCGGCTGGTGCAGCAGTGTCATCTGTAATGAACTCTGAAAAAGTTGGCTCTCCACCACCTTCACCAACCAAATAATATTCGTACTTATTTGGTAGAATTTGAGTTTCAACATTTGTTGTATTATTTGTAACGAAGAAATGAATTGATGCATTTACGTCAGGAGTTGCACCTGCTGGTAATGGATACATAAATTCATTTAAATCCGAAGAATCTGCATCTACCGATGAGTTAAGAATATATGAGGTTCTTCTTGGCATTGGAGGAGCAGCTTGAACTGTAACTAATGCTGGAGCTGCGTTAGCGAAAGCTAATTGAGCACCCAAGCTTAAGTTATTTCCAACACTTGGCAATCCGTGTCTTGCATATGTATCACCTGGACCTTGTACCAAAACAGGATCATTAAGTGTCAATGTTGGGATAAAGTTTGTAGTTAAAGAATCGCTTCTATTTAGAACGCCACTTCTTACTTTTACAGTGAAGGCATCACCCTCTCTGAAAACTGGGGTAGTTTCTGCAATGGCAAAATTAAGTACATCATTGTCAACTTCAGCGCCACCAACAGTCCAAAGAATTGGATTCCCATTAGCATCAAGTTTTGCGCCTGAGATAGATCCAAAAGCCAAGAATTTAGCAGTTCCGGCAATAGGTGCATTTAATGCGGTTCTTTGAACAGATACGCATCTAATGGTCCATGTTTCTGCTGGTGCATTTACATCTAATAACTCTAGACCAGTAAGTGTACCTGCACCAACATTTGTTGTTAGTGGTAAGTAATATGCCCCACCTTGATCGAAGATGTATGCGGTTTGAAGTTCAATTTTACCAGTAGCAATATCAAGCCTATAATCATATTTCTTGCTAAATGGATCTGTATCAATTAGTGATTCTAAACCAACTAATGGAATACCATTCTTGTATAAAGTTGTTCTTCTAGCGACCAATGGAGCGCCAGAAATTCTAAAATGCCTTCCATCAGCACCAGTTGCTGATGCGTACGTTGGATCGAATCCGTCTTTTCCACCACCTGAAGCTGTTGAAACTAAAGTTTGGTCAGTAGAGCCTTCTCCGATTATCGCCGCTATACGGGAACCACCAGGGATCGAAACTCCGCGTGATTGTGTTACTACATCGGTAATAACGCCTGGTAGGATATTTGTTGCTCCGGGTATGTTAGCCATGTTGAATCCTTGTCATTCGTTTGGTAAATTGTATCATTAAAATGTTCTAATATTGCTATCGCCCATGATATATTAGAACAATTCTTTATTATCATGGAGAAACTTATCAAACCAGACTACCTATATTTTATATTATTTTACGTATTTAGTAGTATATCCAAAATAGTAAGCTCAGTGTTGATGGTAAGATTTGGTGAAACTGGGCTTTCTGGTCTTGAAATATCTTCAAACGTTGTAGTAAAGAATATTGCATCGATAATATTGCCAATTGGTATCTCACGACGCCATTCAGTTCTTATATCTAATGTTAGAGTTTGCCTAAATAACTTATGATTTCTATCATCAACCTCTGAAGTTCCGCTTATTGATATCGGTTTTACTATAATACCAATATCATAAAGTGAATCAAATGTAATTTCTGTAAAACACATACCAATAGCTTCAGTTAAAGCATCTCTAGATGTTAAACTTCTAGTCATAACATCTATAATAATAGATCCTTCCCATGCACCAGCAGTGACAAATGATACTGGTCTACTTACTATACTTTCATTACCATAACCATCTTCAAATATAATTCTATCGTACTGAATACTACCTTTATCCCTATTTATTGAAATAGGGACGTATTTACTACCACCGCTTTTAACTAAGATAGCTGGATAAAAAACAACGTTCTTTCTATAGTTTTCACCAATAAATACTCTAGTAGTTAGATCATCATCAATACCAGCCCCAGGAACTAAATCAGTATGATCGACCGTATTAGCAAAGCCCCATTTATCTTTTGAATAATGAAAATAACTATCTTTAGAGAAAAAATCTCTTAAAGTAGATATTATTATTTCTTTAGGATACGCTAACATTGATGCTTGAACAATATCATGTATCTTAAAAAGATCTGTTTTGAAGATATTACCAGTACTCATAAGCTATCCAATCTATTAATTACCATCTATATTTTACTACTACTGGGGATAATAGTACGTCCATTATACCGTTTCTCTTAAACCTAAAGTCAACTGATACGCTGAATCCATATCCCTTACCTGATATGAAATCATCAGAAATATCCGCCCCGGCTGTACCGCCAGTTGTAGTATCTATAAGTAATGGTAGACTAGATGTTGACCCATTTAGCTCTACGCCAGTAACAGTATCAAATTGTACTTCTGTTACATCATTTATGATTTTAGCATCTGTATCAGTTGCTGATGAGAATTGGCTCAAATCTAAATGCTCATCAGCTTCATCATATTTATTCAAAAATATAGTTAGATTTGTTTGAGCAGCATCGAATGATGATGTGAAACCTCTGACATTCATAGCTACTGATATTACTCTAGTACCTATTGGCATATGTTTATCAAGATTTTCTTGCCAACCCAATGTTCTAGCTGTAGCTGTATCAGAATCACGTATTCTTAGTACTGGTGACTTGTACCCATAACCGTCACCACTGGTAGTAGCGGTAGTAACATAATATGCATTTGTTGCAAGACTGATATACCCACCTTTACCTGCACCCAATGTATTCATTATTAATTGAGAGTTAGTCAATGGTAATGATAAAGTTACAGTTTGATTGATATTCTTCTCAACGGTCCAGCCAGCTTTTGCTTCTGCGTTGTTAAATAATACTACTTCTTCATTCAAATCATCATCTGCATATGGACTATCAAAGAAATTATGTGAAATAATGCCTGTAGAACCAACTCCACCCCAACCAACATGGCTACTCTTATCTACGTTGATGTAACATATTATATTATTAGATTTTCTATATATTTTGTTTCTTGAAACAATGTTATGTAAACCTGCTAATAAAATACACTTACCAGTATTAACGTTTTCAGCAATTCCCCTTAAAGTATTATCAACGATTATCGATGATGTTAACGTCCAAATATAACCTCTTTCATATGTATAAGGTACAAGTATATTTATACTTGACAAGTAATATCCAGTAGTTGTTGTATTGCCGCTTATAATACAATTTGTATCATTTCCTTCTCCTGGCAATTCAGCATTAGGTATAGATACAGGATTACTTGCAACATAAATGCTGTATCCTTTTTGTGTATTACCAGCATTATAAGAAGTTAAGAACTCAACATCATATCCTGACATAGAATTATTTTTAATTTGTAGTGAAGAGTTTTCTTCATGCGATACGCCTGTATGAATCCAACTTAATCTATTATTAGATACAGTTACATTGCCTGATGGATATTTAGATTTAATTGTATCACTTTGGAAAGGGTCCCAATATATACCTGTATGGTCAACGCTTGCAATATAATGACAAGTATTTCCAGTAATTAACAAGCTAGAATCTTTATCACTTAATGAATTGAAGTTTGGAGTAATACTAGATGCTTTTGATCCAGATGAAACCCAATATCCAATCATACCACAAATGTTGTTAGCAACTGTTACTCCTTGAGCGCTTAAGCCAGGGTAATAAGCTAAATTCGAATTAATATTTGATGTAACTATAATTGATTGATTTCTATTGCAATAATTATGGCTAATAAGCACATTTGATAGTATTGGTTGTTTAGATGTAACAATCAAAGAAAATTCAGAAGTATTTACAATTGATATGGCTGGTCTAATATCTTCAACTGTTAAACTAGTATTCAAATGATTGAACTTACAATTTGTAATATTCAAGTTTGTAAGCATAGCATTGATGGTTGACAATTCAAAATTAATGAAACTGAATCTATCACCGCTAGCAACTACTGGAAAATAATTGAAAGTTACATTGTTAATATAAATGTTATTAACAGTATTATCTATATTAGAGTAAATAAAACCAGATCCAGAATTAACTAAATCGCTAGTATCATATCCATAATCCCCTGGAGAAGATATGTTAGGATTGTATGTAGATGTTACTGATACATCATCAAGGTGTATTGAATTAGAACTATTAAGATTTAATAACTTATGGAAATTTCCAGTAAATATTGATTTAGTGATTGATAAATTATCACTTGAAACAAATTCAAAGACGTTACCAGGCACTACGCTGTCAGCTATGTAATTATAATCAACTGTTACGTCATTGTTAATGAATGAAAACTTAGAACTTTCATTCAATTTAAATATAGCTCCACCATTTGTTTCTCTAACATAAGTAACATTAATTGAACAATCTTTAAATGTGACATTATCGGAGTTGTCCATATTAAAAATTATATTATCTATAGGCGCATCGAAAGCTTCATTTTCTAAATATGTAATAGTACAATTATCAAAAACAAGATTTGTTATGTCACTTGTTAATACAACACCAGCATTAAATATTATAGTTAAATTCTTGAATGTGATATTAGAACCTAGGATAATTGGAGTATTAATAGTTAGTATTGCGTTATTTTCACCATCGATAGTTACTAAATTATCAAAATCTAATGTAAATTCTGTTGTAACAATACCAGTATCTTCTGTTGCACCTCTAACACAAGCTACGCCATTGAATGAATTATTGAAAACTACCCAATTCAAGATTGAATCTACATTTCTAAAATTGCCTTGAGCAGTATCAGATGTTAATTTCAATTGTAAATTTGTATCAGAATCATTTACGTATCTTCTTGCATCGCTTACCTCAAGAACAATTCCGGCAGGAGAAATTAAATGATTAACAGTAGATTTGACTATATATAATATCGCCAAATCTTTTCTATTATTAACAATGCTTGAGAATGTATCTGCTTCTATATTGTAAGTTAATCCAGTAGCTGGATTTAATACATTCATTACTCTGTCAACTACACTGGGTGTTCCAAATAAAACATCATAATCAAGTAAAGCTATTGGCTTATACTCATTCTTATCATTAATACAAACCGCCCAATTGATATTATACAATGATGTACGTAATTCTTTCACAGTTGGAATGGCTAATGTTTGATTGTTAACATATATTAACTTACCATTAACAAGCGCTACTCCACCATTTAGATAGATATGATTTTCAATTGGATTATCACCACTAGATAAGTATGATAAATCAAATCCTCGTACAACACCATTTCCTCTCAATAGTCTATCAGATGCTGAAATGAAATTTAATGCAGAAGTACTAAGTTCTTTTTCGCTTATATTTCCAAATTGTCTTCTGTCTCTTAAATTCGATATAGTATTACTTGATTCATCAAGTTGACAGCTAGCAAGTAACATAATATCTTCATCTAGTCCCAATGTTGGGAATAGCTGGATATCAATATTAACATCTGTTCCGCTTGCTGGATTATTAAGATTGAAAATTATATCAATATAATCAATGTTTGTTTCATCATAAAATCTAGATACTACACCTACCTTACCCGTTACAAGTGGACCCCTACGACTTGTATCTGCTCCATCATAATAACACAAGTACCCAGTGTATGTGTTAGAAGCTAACGTAATTAAACTGGTAGCATGGAATGTTATTTTATTTAATGAACCTTCTTGATATCCTTTTAATTTAGGTGATACTTCAACTATATTAATATCAACTAAACCTGCATTTGTGTATAAGGTTACACCTTCATTCATAAACATATTAAAATCACTAATATTTACTCTCGCTCTTTGGTGAGTAAATGTCTTACCATTTTCATCTATGTATACTTCAGAGTATATTTTAAATCCGCTTTGTTGCGTAAAGTCTGTTGCAGATTCTGTATTGAATGAAACAGAATCTGAACTGAAGTATAATGCAACTTCACTTCCACTGCCAATAACATCTGATGGAGATATGGCTGCTCCATGTACTGCGTCATATACGGTGATATCTGTGTAACCAGAACCGAAAGTAACTGATTCAATTATGAATCTACCACAATCAATAAGAGTACCATCAGTACGTGGCTGTACTACAATTGTTTTTCCAGTTTGAATATCTACAGTTGAAAGATCTTCTTCAACACGATATGTCATTTTGACTCTTCCAGATGGAGATGGTCCAGGAAAAATAGTTTTATCAACTATTTCAGCAGCCCAATAACCATCACCATAACCATCAAGTATCTGAAATGCTTCAGTTGTCAACTTCTCTTTCTCAATACCATTTACATAAAAATTATTTCTTTTCAATGGTGAGAAGATTTTAGTTGGATATTGAGAAGCTTCAGCAGAACCATAAGAAGCCCTGTATGCTGGGCTAGCTATATTAGCTGCACGAGTGCCAAAACCAAGGGGGTCTGGAGCATATACTTGATCGCCACTTGTGAATACACCTACAACGTTTTTTGTGAAAGTGGCGGCTGTTGCTAATTCATCAATCGTTCCGTCATTTGCAACAACTACATTCAATATAGAAAATGAACAATTATTATAAGAATCAGATAGCATGATACCGAATTCGCCGCCATATGTAAATGCGTTGAATCTATAGTTGTAACCAGCTTTTCTAAATTGATCATTTGTTGATTGAACTATTGACTCTAATGAATATGAGCCTGGTGTTCTACCCCTATTTCCAGTAACGTCTACTGATGGTAGAATCGTGTATCCATCCTCAGGACTTCCTGAAGGATATATTACTAAGTATAATAGATAGTGATTTGGTCCAAATAATTCGGCATTGAATCCAATACCTAATACTGAAGCACCACGAGGACTACCAACAATTAGACTTGGTTTCTCAGCAAAAATGTTATTTGCTGTAGAAACTGCAAGATTACCAAATTTACTTGTATTTGATAATGATCTATCAATTCTAGCTACACCAGATTCAGTATATAGTAAGTTTTTACCAGCAATTCTAATTACATATTTCTTATTTACACCATTCTGTATGTATTTCTTTTCTTTTACAATGAATGAAGTTTCAATAGATCCATAATTAATTTTAATTATGTCTCCAGCTTTTATTTTTGAAAATTTAGCATCAAAAGTATGATCTACTACGCCAGACTCTGGGAAAAATTCAACGATATCATCGCCTTCATCGATATCATCAACAGTGGTGCTGCTTAAACCATTACTTCTTAAGAATGTAGTTACTGGTGTTGCTGGAATAATATTTTGACCATAACCATCTGCATTTAAAGATGATGATCTAGATTTTCTAGAAATAGCATTAGCATAAAAATTCTGAATTCTACTTCCATATAAAAATACGCTTGAACTATCGATGAAATCAGCTAATAGTTGAAGATCATTTATTTGAGAAGAAATACTAATGAAATTACTACTATCTATGAAAACGCCGCTAGCAGTATGAGCATAATCAGACGAATATATAGACCCGCCATGCGTAGTTACATTGGCTGTAGGCGCATATGAGGTTCCATCTGCTAATTGGTGATGTAGCAACTCATCATTAATATCATTAATCAATTCATATGAATCTGAATTATCTCTTAATACTGCAAATTTATTTGTTAAGTATTGTTCAGAAGAACCTACAGTAATATGATCTAAATTGTGGCGATAAAGACTTCCTGAAATATGTGGGCTTACTTTAACGCCAGTTGCTGAAATCCAACCTGAACTTGAACTAGAGTTACCTGCTAATTCTCTAGTATAATTATACAAATCTTGTGTGCTATGATCTAGATTTAGCTTAGATTCATCAATTTCTGCTGTGGCTGCGATATGAGAATTATAAATTGGCAGGGTTACCAATCCCATACTAGCAATTGCTGATGGTTTTATTGAACCATCAGGCAATATTGATATACCAAGTCTCTCCGAAAGAGAATCGCCGCTTCCAGCCGCTGTTAACCCAATATTACTTTCAATATTGAAAACAGCTTCTCTTAAAGCATTAAGTAACTCCCCGCCTAATTCAGTGATATTATCATTAATAGGAGGTAGTGTAGTGTCATCATCAAGCGTTGTTGGAAAGTTACTCATAGGTCACCATTTACAATTATATATCTTCAGGTTGGTTTTATTGATGTTTTTTAGGTATTTGGATCTGGAACAGTTACTGTTACTGGTTCAGGCTCAGGCTCAGTTGGTACTGATACTATTGATACTACTTTTTCGATTCCTGGTATAGGAGCTATAGCTGTATTAATGGCAGTTAATGATGGAATTTCATCTTTTGCTAATGTACCTTTGATTACTCTAAAGAATAATCCTGATAATAATCCAGCAACAAGACCAAAAAATACTCTACCACTTGTTATCTTTAAATCTTCAGGATATGGATAGCTTGTTGATAAATAAGCAATACCTGGTCCTAGTAATACAGGTAAAAGTGGAAGAAAAACTTCTTTCCAAAATCTTGATGTTTTGCTTGCGGGAACCCAATCTTTATCTAAAAAGAATTCTAAATTCTTTTTAGCTATAGATGTAATAGCCGTAATGCCTAATCCGAACAGAACTATTTGCCAACCCAAAATTGCTTGAATTACATTATCCATAAAAAACTCCTCAGTACATATGCAAAAGAATTAATACATTGCTGTTTTATACAGAGTTATGAATAAAATTCCTTAATCACCGCAAATATAAATTGTAACGTGTACATACCAATTTATAGTTATAAATGCACTACTACCAGTTTTAACCAGCACATTATTTCCAGAAAGAGTAATGGTTGGAGGTAGCCATGGAGTAGATGCTCCAACAATTCTAGTGTCATTCACAACTACAGCGCCAACATCTACTGGGGCACCACCAGACCTATAATAACCCATTACTACATCATAATGAGAGGCATCTGCCGAACCAACTTTCTTACCAACAAATACAGCATTAACTCTAACTGTAGAGTTATCAGATATTGGGTATGTTAAAGCTGTAATTACAAATGTTGAAGTACTTTGTACTTTGATTCTGAATTGATAAGTAAATTGCCCGCTACTTCCCCAAACTGTTGGATTTGGACTTGAACCTATATTAAAATCAGATCCATTTGATTCCTTAATACGTAATTGTCCGATACTAGAATATAGTATTGCTCCACCAACTGGGCTACCTGACGTTGGCTCTGTGGCTGCATTTTTAATAAACATTACCATATCACCAGTATCGGAAGGCATTTGGGTTGAGCTTATTTCACTACCATTAAATAAGCCTATTACTCTTCTTCCTGCTGCAACTTCTCTTGCATCTATCATAGCAATAGCACCTGAATCCATACATAATGTAACTCCACCAAGCTTACCACCAATTCCAGGAGATCCGCCAGATATAACTACATCTCCACCATCCTTATTAAGGAAAGTACTCGTTTGTGCTATAAGTAGCATATCATGACCATGATCCGTGACATGATCTTCATGTGTAAATTGAATATTATTATCAGTATTAAAATGTACTGTATGAGCAAGAACACCCACTGTTCCACCAAGACCAGTTATCTGAATAACTTCTTGAACACTATTAGTTCCTATCAAATCTATACCGGCAGAAAAAGTCGTTGGCTCTGCTGGTCCCCAAGTAGAGGCTGTGCTATCCCAAGTTAAAACGTCACCGTCTGCTGGCAATTCTGTATTTATAAGTTTACCTTGAATACGAGTTACAGTTGGTGCTAGTGCTGAGCCACCAAGGTCTCCTAATAATTTTATAAGACCTCTATTTACTCCAGATGCATCCGGTATCGAATAAGGCACTATTACCTCTGATAATGCCGTAATAGCTTCTTGAACAGTTGTTACAGTAACAAGACTGATCTCACTTACATAGATTTCAATCGGATCTTCTAATTGAATAGCTGAAGCAGGATGGTTAAGTGAATAACCATCAATATGATTTTGAAAGTCATATCTATCAACAACCAATCTTCCAACGTTAGATCTATAAGTAGTAGTCATACCATCAATATGTTAAAAGTAGCATATTATGCAAGGATTATAGTATGAGTGTGCCCCAATAAAGTTATCACTGTTCCATTCACAATAGGATGATTATGTCCTTGCGCTACTGCGGTTGTTTGGTTTATTTGAGTAAGAGATGTAATACCCTCATTTACAACTATTTGATGTGTATGTGGTGGAATTCCTACAGATGAACCAAGACTCGTATTAAGTTTCGATGGAAACATACTTGTATCTCTAAATACTCTAATTTGATAAGCTGGGTCAGTCTTTCTAATTCTTTGAACTTTCAATTTTTGACCTCCCTGCATTCCAACTATTGTATTATTTCTAGTAATACCCATTACTTCATATCTAAATTCTTCATTATTATCTTGATCAAACATAATAATAATATCTCTGGTCTTGATAGTTGGAACTGTTAAAGTCCATAAATCTAAAGAAAACTCTGACTCTAAACCAGCTTCAGTCATCTTTATATTTTCATCTGCTGGTCCTGGTTTAACTAAAATTCTTCCATCAGACCTTCTTGGATTAAAATATTGTTCATATCCAAATACAAATTTAGATCCATAACAGATAGGACATCTATCATCTGAGTATTCAGTAGATGCCGTATAACAAGCACATTGTATACCTGTATTTACTATTTTGACTAATACGGCTGGTCTACCAGTAACATTTAACAAAAACTCTTGTCTTTGATTATTATGGTCTTGTAGCGATAAACCTCTAACTATCTGACCTACACCATAACCGTCTAAACAATACTGTTCGCCACCTATATAGCTACCTACACAAGTACCATTAAGTAATTGGACTGGATCTGTTCTATGATATCCTGCGTAATCATAAGAAGGAAAATTAATATTAGCAGCATCACTTGCCGTTAAATCTGTTGAAAGTAAATCTTTTACTTCTTGACGATAACCATCTTCTGTAGTATAGGCATAATTTGGATATTCAAATCTAGATTGACATTGAAATATTCTGTCATGTAATGTTGATTCGCCAGATAAGAAGTAATATACTGCTGAGTCCCAAGCTACATATCCATCATATCCATCGATTTCATGCGATACAGATATTGTATTACCAATTCCCCTTTGATCTATATTGGTCAATACTAAATCTTGATTAAAATCATCTACTGATAGATATTCAATTAGTTCAGCTCCAACTTTAACCATACCAGTTGAAGGGAATCCTTCAACATCAACCAAAGGTACGATTAAGTCATCTGCTTCCATAGCTTCACGAAGCACACTGCTTGGATAAAATCTTAAGTTGTCGTGTGCAATAGGTAAAATTGTTAGGTCGTAAGTACTAGGATTGTACTCCATAGGACGTACGGAAAAGAAATAAACTTGACCCGGAACCATGTCAATCATATTTGCTTCTAAAGAATCATCAATTGAAACGTATTTTGGTGGACCAACGAATACTTCTTCTTTTATTGTCGAGTAATAAATATTGTAAGCAATATTATTTGTCGTAACATGTGGATACGCCAAATACCATTTTACAGTGATTGTATAGCCGTCGCCACATGATTCAACATGGTCTAAACCAGCTCTTATTGGATTCAAGTAATAAGCCATAGTCTTATTCTAATTTATTAGCCTCTTTTCAGTTTTAATAAATTTCCGAGATTTATAGAGGTTGATCTCGACAAAAACATGAGGACATATATAGGAGAGGTAGTTATTATACTGGTTAGCACCCTTAGATCTTTGCCATTAACTTATCTTTCTTATCCTTAATTTCTTTCTTAGAATCAATATCATGATGGTCTAATAAGTTATCTACATATTCTTCAGCTTCATCTTCACCAGATTGATTAGCTATATACTCTATTTGATTTTGAAAACCTTCTATTTCATAAGGATTGTCCAGATAACTACCTTCATCTGAGCTTCTAGTGGCTTTATCTCCGGCAGTTTGTTGTAACCAATGAGTTATTTCATGAACGCCATAAGAGAAGTCTTGGAAGAAGTCACCATCCATTAGAAGAGCGTAGTTGAATATGATAATACCATGATCAGTTTTGGCTGATACATCAAGCTCGCCAAACATCATAGGAATATAATCAATCTCTTCAATATCTATTTCATATTCTTCAAACATTTTGAGCGTAGTTTCATCTGTTTTAAGAAATTCTTTTAACTTCTCAATCATTCGATTGAGAGTTTTGAAAGGGATTGCTTTAACTTCTTCTAGCGATAGCTCTTTTTTTGTCATATACAGATGATGAAATAAGCATATTCGATGATATATTTGCATGTATGATTAACGAATTAAACTATGACGATGCTGTTGCTAAACTAATAAAAATTGCCGAAGATCTTGAAAAGAAAGAAAAAGGAGAGCCACTGTCTTCTGAAATTTTTGAAGTTATTAGTGTTTTATCAAAAGTTCACAAAGATGATCCTGTTGATGATGAATGGGATGATGTTTATAATATGTTTGAAGATATGATGGAATATGCTAAAAATAATGGTCGAGAGCTTGTTTCGGCAGATCGCCCAATGCAACTGCGCCTTGGTTGGGTATGCAAGAATACTGGTAAAACTTGGTCAATACATATAAGCACTTTTAAAAGTACTCTTGATAGAAAATTTAGTACAAAAGAAGTTGATGTTATTAAGACTTGTATAATGACTCAAGCAGGTAAACAATCACTTATTGATTTTATAAATACTTATAAATATAAGGAGTAATTACTCTTCTGTATACCAAGAGACTGGTGATTGAGTTTGAGTTTGATCTTCATTCTCATAAAGCCAGTTTCTCCATTCCTTTTCAGTACACCTCTTAGGAAAATATATTCTACGTAAATCTTCTACTGTATAGTACTTAAATAGATTGTATATTCTTTTAAAGATTGATAATTTTGATTTAATATTAATATAAGCGCCTAGCTCTCAAATGTCTAAGTTTTGCAAAGGCTGGATTAATAGCACTTGTCATAGAGAATGTACCAAGACCCTTTGGAGATGGTCTTAAGCTGTTTTTGATATATTTAAGCTTCTCCCAATAGTGAGAAAACAATGTACTAGCTTGTGTAGTCATAAGCTCGCTTACCGTTGGTGGGTTAAAGTTCAATCCATTATCAGTAATTTGAAATTCACGTCCACGTTCGATAAGAGCTTTAGAGCCAAGCGCATAGATAGTAGCACCTTCAACTAAAATCTGTCCGAATTGAGTAATGAAATCATCCTCATCGAAAGTAAACATAGTAAAATAAGGTACTTGGTTAAAATCCCATAAAGCACTAGCTAAAAAGGTAACTAACATATCTACAGAGAATATATCACAATCAACATATATCTTATTTCCAAAAGCATCCGTAGATACTGCTTTACCTGAACTATTCAACCTAGCCCGTAATGCTTTTACTAATTTATTTATGTTTCTAGTAGCTGCTTGAGAGTAATCAAAACCAGGATCATCACCTAAATGGACGTAACCATCTGTGTTTATCGCAGGCATTTGGGTATGGGCTACAACGAAGCTAAATAGAGTTTCTACTCTTACACCACCAACGAAACCGACCCAAGCGTCATTGAATACGCCATAAGGACCATTGATAGGTACGGTGAATATATAAGAATATTTACCAGTAGACTCTTTAGCGACCCCAGTTGAGGTTGCGGCTAACAATACTAAACCGCTTGGTTGAATAATAGATATTCTTGGATATGAGTCTGTATCAACAGGATTACCGTTACTATCTTTGAATTGAACGGTCAAGTTAACTTGATCTGTTACGTCTATTAATTCTCCACGGGCTTTGATAGTCATAGCATCTCCTAAAGCATAAGCACTACAATATAATGATCAAATATTAGGTAAATCTAAGACTATAGAAACATTATACTGTATCATGGTAAAAGAAGATAAAAGTTTTTGGCTAACAAACATCTCTAAAAGTAACGTTAGTATTGCGGACCTAAATCTAACTATAAAAGCGCGATCATCAGTCAACTTATTAGATAACAAGCATTATAGTTATACACTTGAACAATTACAGAAGTCAGTAGATAGTGGCTCTGTATATAGTAAAAGAAGTAAGATTAAGAAACGTATTGTTGCACCTGAGATCATTAAAATGAATGTTCCATTTTTAAGAGAAACATACATTCCATCTAGAGAAAGATCAGTTTTCACTATTAAAGAAGAAAAGTATGAAGAGCTTAGCGTTACCGATGAGCAGTTCGCGGAAGAAAATATTGAAATCGTAGAACTAGACAATGTTCCTATAAAATCAAAGGATAAAAATGAGCCCAAGAAGACAATCAAATATACCTGAGGTAGATATCGGTGAGGCTATACTAGTCGAATCGCTACAAGAATTTTTTGATAGTAATTCTTTAGTTGAAGAATATGAAAAACTAAAAGAAAAATGCGATAGTGTAATTGGCAAAATTAAAGCAAGAAAGAAAAGAGAAGAGAAAGAGAAACCATAACAAAATTGTGAGGATTCCATGCCTGAAAAGATTAACGTATATGACAATATAAACAAGAGAGATCTTGAATTAATACTAGAAGTTAATAAGAGGGCTATTGAAATTCAAACAGAAGTTGCTTCACAAAATGAAGAAATAATCGATTTACTTACTGATCATAAAACAATCTTTATGTCAAGCGTCGATAAACAAACTAAAGCAGATGAAAAAATAGAAAAGTTAGTAAAACAAACTGAAGAAATGAATAAGGACTTGTTTAAGATTCAAGTTCTATTCATTACTGGATTACTAAGTTTGGTGATTCAGATAATTCAAATATTCGCAAAAAAATGACGTTTTAATGAAAATCTGTGTATAATCAATTTGGTTTAGATATAATTCTATAGATTATAGAATAACAAATATCGTACCATGTTGCGCTCACTTTAGAAAGATATAAAGCCCTTATATAAGGGCTTTATAATTTAGCTTTTAAGAATTGTTACTTCTGTAGCCTTTGGATCACCATGCTTATTAACACCTAGACCAAATGAGACTTTTTGTCCCTTATATAAGGTTTTGAATCCTTCACAGGATACATCCGAAAAATGGACAAATAAGTCTTTTTGCTTTACACCATCTTTACTCCAATCAACAAAACCATATCCACGTTTTGGATCAAACCACAATACTTCACCTTCGAATTTAGCATTACTCATTTATTTCCTCTTAATCATCTTTACAAACAAGTTGACCATCAACATATAATTCCCCACCACCACCCAAAAGCCTGTACATCTCTACAGCTCCAAGTTTGCCAATATCATTTCTTTCCTTTTCATTACTACAATTACGTAATAGTCCATCGAATTTTGCGAATAATAATAGCATGTCCTTATGACATCCAACCAATGCAGCATGATTTAATAATCTTCTTCTTGTCTCACGCTCTGAAAGAACTTTATCACTATAGTTTGTAGGGTCGTCTAAATTGACCTTGTGCATAGTGGTATCAACACTCTTTAGAATTGATAATCCTTCTTCAATATCTTTCTTACTCATTTACTTTCTCCATTTATCTTGAATGACTTATTCTTGAATTCTATATATGGGTAATCTATCCCCTCAATATTTCTCTTACCATCAAGCTCATATATTAATGTTCGCTTATTTGGAAGTTTTGTTGAAGGGTACACTCCGATAATTTTCAATCTGCCACTATGTGTCATTGCATGACAATTAGCACATAGGATCGCTAAATTATATACATGATTAGTAGTATTTATATCCGTACGCTCTATAATATGATGTAGGTGAAGTGCTTCTGGCATGTCAATTTGACAAGATTCTATTTCACATTTGTTTTTTATTAATTTCATATCATACTTGCATATAACGCACTCGTACAACTTACATTTATTAAACAGTCCAAGATAATAATATTGAAATATTACTAAACGAAGATACTCCGCTTTTAGCACCAGTGATGTCATGGGTGCCTGATACGGTCCAACAACGCGCAATAACAGGAACGTTATCTACATCATATCCCTGCATTCTATAATAGGTGGTAGCGACTCTATCTGATAACATAATAGAGCCTCCTCTTGGGTCTTTCTTTCCAGCTAATGTACTACTGCCTATATTGCCTAAAACTTGTAAACTTCCATCTCTTGCTGCCATAGGAATCTCCTTATGTTAAGCTTACAGTTCCAGTATTCCATGGTAAAATTATATTTCCAAATTGTGCAAATTGACCAGAACCACCAATCATTAAAATATCAATTACCAAGCATCAACACGAACAATTACTGGTCCAGAACTTCCACTCTTAACTCTAAACCAAATAGATGATACTCTCCTATTATCAAAAGTTAAACCTCTACTTGGTAAAGTTGGATCTAATTCACCATGTACCGTATTTCCATTGAATGAATATTCAATAACGCTGGTTAAAAGTGTACCCTCATTAAGAAGCATAAGAGAAGTTGAATGAAAACTAATAAAAGCATCCGGCTGATATCCATCGGCTTCTTCCCCGAATGTAGTGCTTGTTACAGTTATTTTTTCATAAAAATTTAAATCTTTACCAGTCGTTCTCTTACCTAGTCCAGAATAGTTATGTGTTACCATGATTTGCCTCTACATTATGTAAGAATATTACATGTCAATATCTAATTTTAATATTTGACGCCCAATTTACAGTGGTTACATTGCCTGTATGAATATTACAAAAGACCAAGTTAATCCAGGTGCTTTACAAGTTTGTCAAATACTAACCGAGCATGGTCATCAAGCATTTATCGTTGGTGGTTGTGTGCGTGACCTAATTTTAGGTCAAACACCTAAAGATTGGGACATAACCACAAGCGCTACACCAGAACAAGTAATTGCTATCTTCCCAAAAACATATCCTACTGGACTTCAACACGGAACAATAACTGTATCTCTAGGTGAAGGTATACAAAATACCTTTGAAGTAACGACTTTTAGAGTTGAAGGAGAATATAAAGATGGAAGAAGACCCGAAGAAGTTTTCTTCGTTACTAATGTTGAAGAAGATTTATCTCGTCGTGATTTAACTATTAATGCAATAGCTTATGATCCATTAACAGATCGATTAGTCGATCCATTTGGAGGTATTGATGATATTAATAGTTCCATCATTAAAGCTGTAGGTAATGCTGATGAACGTTTCAAAGAAGATGGTTTAAGAATAATGAGAGCCGCTAGGTTTTCAGCCAGATTCAACTATCATATTGAATTGAATACATTTCATTCAATGAAAAATAGCATAGCTACTCTTACAAAAGTATCTAAAGAGCGTATAAAAGATGAGCTTTGTAAAACTCTTATGACAAAAAATCCTCAAATTGGATTACTTGCCATGCTTAATTCTAGGGCATTAATAGTGGCGACACCTTTATTAGTACAATATTGTGGTGGTTCTTATTTGTTAGATCAGGCAAGATGCTCAGGTAACCTAGAAACAAGATTAGCTTTCTTATATAGAAATGCTACTAAAGAAGAAATTGATTCTGAAATGAAATCATTGAAATTCTCAACAAAAGAAATTAACATGGTTATCTTTCTACATGAATTGTTCAATAATTTTGAAGAATCTTATGATCAATCTCCATTGGAATATAGGAAGTTCGTTTCTATTATTAAAAATACTGGAGATGGCTGGAAAGAAACTTTTGATCAATTCATTTATCTATTAGATGCAATGGATTGTGAACTACAATTTACTGACAGTGAAGCGCATACTGCCTTCTCTAGAAAAGAAATGGCAATCAATGGAAATTATTTGATGGCTATAGGGTTTACTCCGGGACCAAAACTAAAAAAGGCTCTTGACGACTGCTATAAAACAATCATCAATGAACCCTCTTGCAATAATTTAAATTATTTATTAGAACTATCTAAGTCATTTATTTGAATACTATACTTGCTGCTATAACATTTTTTGATGTAGCCAAGTCATTACCTATAGATCCAGGTGTAGTATGGGTTGATTTTAGTTCATCCCATATTGCATCTACATTTCTGTCAATAACATTTTTTTCATTTTCATCAGTATAAATGCCAAGATTACTTATACGTATTGGTTGTTCTGCATTTAGTGCTATATAAAATCTATCTGTAATAGTAGTAGATACTACTCCATCACCTATACTTACACCGCCAGTTGTATTATTTTGACAAACACCATAATCCAATAATGAAATAGCGCATGAGCCAAGTGACGTAGCTTCATATTTGACCCCATATCCTACATTATCTCTTATTATACTACTCTCTATATTAGTTAAAGTAGTATCTTTAACTAGAATACCATTACCAGCACAACCTCTAATAAGTACACGTTCTATAAAATTAGCTGATCCACCTAATATCTCTAACCCATTACCAGTAGATGTAATAACTTGAGAACTCTCCATTCTAAAGTTACCACCATTAGCTCTTATAGCTGGATGACCGCCACCAATATTATAAACAGAAACACCAGACAAAGATACGTTATTGCCAGTTATAGTAATTGTTGGACCTGTTGTTGTGGATGGTATGAATTTAGTATTGCCAGGAGCCCTTAAGAATACAGAATGTTTACTAATTGATAATCTTTCTGATATAGTAATTCCTGTTCCACCACTATTTGCTACAATAAATACAACATCACCACGCCCACTAACTATCAAATTATCATGAATGCTAGCAAATGTAGCTCTTGGTAATTCTGGCAATTCTCCAGAATTGGAATCACTTCCAGTTAATGGATTCCAATAGAAAATTTCACCACTTGCTTGATGATCTTTACGAAGACTTTCAATAAGATACTTTTGTTGAGTTTGAAGTTGCTGATCGTTAATAGTAGCACTAGATGAAGCAGTTTTTACTGCTTGAGTGCCCATTGTTGGTAATATAGGTGATAGAACTGATACTCCATCAGCTCCTACAGCAACAATATTTCCTCCATTTATATCACATTGTATAACATTTTGTATTTCATAAACATCAGAGATTTCAAATTTATTATCTGTACCATCGCCAAGTCCATCAGTTATAAGTTGAGTTTCAGATACTACCTTTAAAATCGTTGCTCTAGATCCGTCTGTTAAATTAACTACCCATGAACCAGGAACAACACCATTACTTATAAATGTTGCAGACGTATCGTTAATGGTTACGCCGTTAATATCTAAAGTAGTTATGGATCCTGATTCTGTACTATTTTTTCTAGACTCAAAAGCTATTCTTGCATTGAGTAATTTTGCAGTGATACCTACAGATACACCTCCACCCAAGTTTTCTTTTCCAGCGGCAGCAATAATTTGACTATTGGCTAATCCATCTACCAAATCTTCCTCTAAAACACGTAACGTATCTACAAGATCTTGAATAGAAATAGTAACTGATGGTGCAGCTATAAATATTAAACGCGGGCTTTGTGACCAATCAACTCTAACATCATTTCTTACTGCCATTTGTTTTCTCCAAGAATCGAATCATCTTCTCTTCATGATCCATAGCTTCATACTCTTCTAGAATAGCAGTCTTTAAAAGCATTATAGTTTGATTACGTTTTTCATAAGTAGATTTTAACTTAGGTAAATCAGATAGAATTAATTCCTTATCTGTATCCGTTAATTTATTAAGATTAAGATCATGTTGACGTAATTTCTGTTCAAGAAATGATTGAGCGGTTTCTTCTTGTTGACAAGCAGCCCTTTCATTCTTTATAGATTGCTCAAATATAAGTACATTTTGTTTTCTTCTTTCCTGTAAACCAATTAAAGAAACCAGATCATACTTTAATGCTTCTTTTTCTATGTCGTTCATTTATTTTTATCTTCATCTTCCAATTCAAATAAATCTCGTAACACTCTTCTTGTATCTGAGTACTTATAAGGAGTTTCTATTGGACTTCCTTCCTTTTTAGTATCCTCATCATTATATTTAGGTTTTTTAGGTGTGATAATAACATTTTCCATTTAATAACTCTCAGTACTTTTTAGGTGAAGATTGAATCTGCGGTACGAATTACGCTTACATTCATTCCACCGCTTGTAATAGTTGATTCTGTTTCAAATGGTAGAATAGTTCCAGCTTTTCTAGCTCTAACTAAAACAGGTACGTTAGCAAGGTATGTTACGCTTACGGCTTCATCACCAGGAGCACCGCCGGTTCCAACAGTTTCATAACTATCTATAATTGGAACATAGATTGTATCTGATGTCGTTGTAGCTACTGGCAATGTATTTATTTCATACGAATCACCAGTCCAATTTCCAATTGTTGTTGTTGTTAATTGAGTTTCAGAATCAACAGATGAAACATAAGCTATAACTGACTCAGTAGTATTTCTTATCAAGTCACCAATTTTTATACCCCATGTAATAAACGTGGCTCCAGCATCAACCAAAAGAGTTGAACTCGAACCGCCATCAGCGGTTAATCCTGTACGAGATGCTAATGTGAAGGTTGCAGATGCATAACTATTATATCTTAATCTATATTCAGTAGTAGCGCTTACATCTACTAAACGAACAATTCCGCCACTAGTTTTACCTGGAGTATCATTTGTTATTGCACTGCCTGCAACTAATGTAGTAGCCCCTGCTGATTGAGCAGTTCCAAGATACTCACTTTTATCTATAATACCACCAGCAACTACCAATCTAAATACAGCGACACGATCAGCTAATCTTGTATTAGAAACCTGCACGGTAACTTTCGTAGGTGCTGTAACAGTCGCCCCAGTATCATCTGTAAGTTGGAATTTGTTAACATCACTAGTAAGATAATTATTAAGAACAACACCTGGCGCAGCGAACCATGTACCTCCGGCAAAAATACCAAATGGCGCAGCACCAATTGGAGTAATAGCTGTTGGCACTACTGCCGAAACATTGTTACCACCAGAAACCTGAACGGTTTCACCATTTGTAAATGTACCACGAGAATTACGTAATACTAATATTTTCAATACGGTATGATGAGCTACAACCGTACCGCTCGCTGAACTTGTTAAGCCAGTAACAGTCGCCCCTTCAGCAACTGTACCAGTAAGCGTAGTATATGTCATACGATAATCAGACCCAATATATCTCTCTCCTTCAATGCCATCAGTTTTGACGGTAGTTGTACCGCCACGACGGGTTAAAAATTGAGTATATTGGTAACCTTGTAGAACTGAATATGTACTTACTAAATCAATTGCAATTGAGTATGGTTCCGCAGATCCATTTTCATTGATATCTTGGCTGGTATCATTAGCATGAGTTATAGTTGCAGTATATGTAGTTATTGCAGTAGCTGTTGGTGCCGCTGAAGTACATGTTGCATCAGATGTATTACCTTTAATAGTATTTGTATTAACAAAATTAGTTAAATCACCAATCAAGTAATATGTTAAAGTTGGTGTCGTACCTGGAGATCCTGTAACTGCTGTTATTATACCTTTAGCTGTAGCAGCACTTAAGGCGCCTGCCGCAGGAGTATAAATAATTTCACCAACAACAAATGTGCCAGTTCCAGCAGTAGATGTGAATGTGTTATAACCTATAAGAGTATTGTTAAGATCTGTTCCGGTTTGTAGAGGGATAGGGTTACGACCACCAGCAGATAGTCCTGATGTGAATTGGGCGTACGTCTGATTTGATTGTCTTGCGAAAACTGTAATGAATCCACCGTCAATAAGAGTACCCATATCTTGAACAGGAATTAAAATATCAAATGTACCACTTGCCCACCAAGAGAATGTGCCCTTGTAAGCTGCAAGGTTTAATCCATTTTGATAAACATATTGATCTGTATTAGCTACTAGTGTGGCAATTCCTGTATTATAAATATTAGCCCATAACATTTCACCAGAAACTGCGGCAGTATCTTGAGTTACGCTTGCAACTGAACCTGATGTTACTGTAATAGTACCTGATGTACCGCCCCAATCATTACCCGCAGCAAATGATGTTGGTCTAATCCATGCATATTTAACCGAGTTAGATGTTGCAAAATCTAATAATGTTCCAGTAGCACCGCTTGTTGCATTTGTTACAGTTTTACCAATATCTCCTGTAATAAAATCTGTTCCAATAGTATAAGTAATTCTTACTACACCAGTATTTGTAGTTGTAGCTCTTAACCATCCATTTGTCTTAAGAGCGCCACCAACAAGATGCTCAACGGTAGTTCTATCAATGAACCATGGATCTTTATCTGATGGATCAATAATACCTATTGTATATTCTGTTGGTGTCTGGGCACTAATTGCCGAACCATCATCCATCTGATTTAGTTCATCTAGCAAATCAGCTAAAGTAGAATATAATTGGTTAGTTGTTCTGGTGCCAGTAGCGGAACCAGTCCATACAATACGTTTTTGGCGATTTTCTGCCAAATAATAAACTGTAAAATCACCACCAAGAATTGTATCAGACATGTAAAGCTCCAGCTATTTTATTAAAAGGTACTACATACAATGAGTAAAAAGTAGTATATATGTTATGACGCGGCAATTGTATCTGTAAGTAAAGTTACAGTTGATGTAAATCCAGAAGATAAAATAGTTCCAGATGAATCATTATTGAAATATCTAGTTGATCCTGTGGTTGTTTTACGAACTCTAATATAAATATTTTGATTTGATGTGAATGAAGTTGTTCCAGAAGCAATTCCACTAGCATTAGTTATAACATTTAACAACTCTGAATTATCATCGCTGTTATAAATAGCAACTCTGGCATTCTGTATAGCTACACCAAGCGTATTTTTTACAGTAATAGACAGCGATACTGTTTCTAATGAATACTGATAAGCTCTAGATGTATCAGTACTATTGGTATATGCAAATAATGATGTAATCGCTGTAACGTTAGCAGTAGCAGTAAGTATTCTAACTTTCAACTTGAATCCAAGTTGAGAGTCGATACTTGTCTCTGATGGTAATTGATTAAATCTAAGAATACCAGAAACAACTCCTGTATTTGCAATATTTACAGTTACGTTGATGGCGCTATCAATTGATACAACCTTAGCATTTGGAGCTATATTTGTTCCAAATATATAATCATTTGCAGCTACGCCTGTAGTACTTGTCATTGTTACAGTTGTTGAAGCATTGCTGCCACCACCGCCAACCCTTGTATAATACAAATTATTGAATGATGAATATCCAGATCCATTATTTTTATCAATAGCATATGTTATTGTATAGTTTGCTATAGTGCCACCTGCCATTACAGCTTCCGCTATTGGAAAATCAGTGTGACCAATAATATAATTTGGTGATATGAATGTTATTTGATCGTTAACATTAGGCATATATAAACCACCAGCGCTCGTAAACGCTGTTGCACCAGCATCAACAGTATATTGGGAAGCCGTATCAGACGTTGATTCATTCATTAATAAACCAATACGACCAGTTAATGGTACAAATGTTAATGTTCCAGATGCGGCGCCTGCATTTAAACATGTAAACGTAAATTCATTAGTAGTAGTGGCAGTAATTGTTTTTTGCCCAAGTACAATTGCAGCAGCATCACTAGTTTGACTAACGTTAATAAATAAACCAGTACGTAAATTATGTGTAGTAGATGTAATTGTTGCTACAGTAGTTGATCTTGTCCAAGCAACTGTTACTGTATTTGTAGTAGGTTTTGCTGTAAAGGCATCAAACCAATGGGTTCCGTAACAAGATGTTTGAACAGCTAAAGAAGGTGTACTGCCCACCCCTTTCAAATATCCATTTAGTTGACGCGTTAGTGGTATTCCTACAAAATCACCATAGACATTTTCTAATATAATATTCTTACTAGAGTTATCTGCGGTATAAAGATTTGTCCTAGTACCTGTAGTATAACATCTTTTTATATTTACAGTATTTGCCGCTGCTGCCGATGCTAAAACAAATAAATTTGCAGACATTGTTGGATAATATGTTAATGTTCCTGATGCTGCGCCGGCATTTAAAGATGTAAATGTAAATGTGTCAGCAGTTGGAACTGTTGCCACAGTTTTAGTTCCTACAACAATCGCAGCAACATTTGATGATATTAACACATAAATAATATCATTAACTTTTAATCCATGAGCTATTTTAGTCACAGTTGCAGTTGTAGTTGCCCTTGACCAAGCAACGTTATTTTCTTGAGTACCACCAAGATTAAGTGGCGAAGCATATGTTCCAAGATTTCTAAGTTTAATATCAGTACACCCAGCAGCACTGATATTCAAAATACCGCTGTACGGTTGAACAAGCGCCAATCCTCCAAAAGTAATGCCATCAAATTTAACTCTCAGACAGCTTGAAGAAATATCAAACATATACATAGGCATAGTTACTGGTGTTGTTGTAGCAGGATGATCATAATATATACTATCTGTAAATGATACATCTGTGCATGTAGTAATAAATATACGACCACCACCGATAGTAGTGTTTGTCCAAGTACAACTAATAGCACGAACTAAATTTTGTGCTCCAGTATTGGCATTACCTCTAACACCACCTAAAGCATGTGTGCGTTCATTTGTTATAGCAAAGCCAGAATTATCAGTATACGTATTAACATAGTTTCCTGTTGTAGCCAATGTTGCACGAGACCAGACACAACTATCCATAGTGCCGCCAGCGAAATTAAGTGACATCGATAAAGCAAATTGTGTATTAGCCGCTTCCTGACCAACACCAACATGACTCCATGCTATTGGAGACGCTATTTCAGTACATACAAGAGATGTTAAAATACCCGTATTTGTAAGAGCTACAGAATACGGCTGATTGATATTCATATACCAATCAATAGAAGCCTTATCTATATCAATAACACCGCCACCTATTGTTGAAAATTCATATCTAGTTGCAAGCGTGGCATTTGGCAAAACATTAACTGTTGGTCCAGCAGCAGTACAACACATAAAAAATATATTAGGTATTCTAACTTTTCTACCAGATTGTGGAATAAATCCACCAGTTAAATTAGTTCCATCATGACCAAATCTAAGTAATCCTTCTGTTGATATCCAGCAAAATCTACCTCTAATTTCATCGGTAGCAATATTGGCAGCTAGAGCTGTCAATGATCCTGCACATGGATAGAATTCATAAATATTTGTTGCCGTACCTGTTTCGACCCATACGCCAGGAAGATACGCTATAGCACCATTACTAGGTATTTGATACGTAGTAGCCCTTGTACCATCAGTAGTGCCAAGATCAAACCAATCTCCACGAGCTTTAAATAGATTCAATCTATTTACTGTGCAAGTTAAAGCATTAACTCCAACAATTTCCAGCCATCCTGCACGGTCAACGTCTGTTGCTGAAGCGCTAATGCCAGTTAAAGCTCCAGAAGAATAAGCAATGCTATTCCATTGTCTTATTTTAATAAACCCTGTTGCAGGCATAGCTGCTGCAACGGCTGTTGGAGCAGCGCCTAAAGTAGAATAAACTCCTAAAAGTTTTCCGCTCGCCGCCCCCTGAGAAATTACAGTATCATACGCTGGCACGTTACCAGTACCAGTATTGTATGGAATTATTCTTATAAGAGTAGAGTTGAATTCTATAGTACCACCTAAAGTAGCTGACAATGTAATGTTACCCATAGCAGCGCTGGTATTTTGGTTTGTTCCAAAACGAGTATCCTGATCGACTGTAAGATAACCTCCGTTGATATTATAGGTATCGGACCCTACTTTAGTTGCTAAAGTATCAATATTAACTGCTGTAGTAATAGTATAAGTTGCCATTATTCAAAAGTTTCCGTAGCTCGATTATCCCAAACAGCAGTACTAGATGTCCACTGCGTAATAGTTGGATTTCCACCAACCAAATATGTTCTTTTAATTCGCCATGCCGCCGCTGAAGTAAGTGTTCCTAACACGGCTGAACCCACATATATTACAGTATCACCTATATCATAAACTTCTTTAAGAATTGCTGGAGCAAAATTAACTGGCCAAGCAGTATCTCCTGGGGCACCTTGATTTACTTTACCAATAGTGTTAGTACCAGCAGCTAATTTAGCCTCTACTTGTAACCTATAGGTAACACCATCCAATATAACACCAATTGGATTACCTAGACTATCATATATAATAGATACTGGTGAATCTGACATTAGGCTATCACTCTTGTTTTGGTGAATTCAAATGAATTACTTTGATATACGATTGTATCTATAATAACATTTGAAATAGTAATTCCATCATCATTATATATATTCCAAGTAATGATAAAAGGCAAATTATTTCCATAATATGTCATTAGTTTTTCTACAACTTTTTTTGACTTAGTATTATCAGTATACCATGTAATATTTGTAGGAAATGGATAACTGGTGGTTTCTTTATATCCACCAGTTTCTACTCCTTCATCTATAAAAGATATTAATTCTCTCAATTTTGATGATTGAACTTGAGAATCAGTTACTTCAAGACCGTTAATTACGCCAGCTTTTTGTAGAAAAAGCTTTTGAGCAGTGTTGAATTGTAAAAGATCTATATCACTTTCAATAACAGTTATTTCTTTGGCTAAGATTTTGTGTAAAATTTCACCTTTCAAAAGAGAAGCTCTAATATCAGATTCCGATATTCCAGGTATACCTAAAAGATCTCTTACAGCTCCTATAGGAATTGGGTAATGAAATATCTTAACAGTTTTGTTGCTATTAGTTATAATATTTTTAACTATGAAAGATGTATTTCTTTTTCTGTATGGTGCAAAAACATTCATTCCCATTGTATTACCTCTGTCTTTTGTCTTTAATTGTTATAGTTATAACTCGTTCTATAATATCTTCTCTAATATCCATAAGACCAGAAAATTTATCTATAAAAGGGTCTCTATTAGAATCAGAGTTTCTAACTAAATCTCTATTATCAGGCATATCTTTCTTAGTTAGCTTTTCATCCTTATGCAATATTGCATCACCTAAAGCTTCATCTGTTAAATTTGCAATGTCATCATAAGTTAATCTATATCTGAAATATAACATTTCTTTAATATAGTCCATGCTGCCGACACCAGGCTGAGTTTCTGCGTAATCTCCATCATTTTCATTTGTACGTAATGCATTAGTAATGTTAGATAATAGAATCCTAGAATAGCTATCATGCCAGTCTGGATCTTTTCCAAAAACTGATTTCAATTTCAATAGAACATTTTGAAGTTTGTGTAATAGTTTTAGTTTATCTGATAAATCATCTGATACGAATGCTTCGCTTCTATGATAATTACGTAAATTTCTACGTGGATTATATTGCTCTTCTTGATCTACTCTTCTGGTATCAAAAGCAACTTTTTTAAATCCTATTGCCTCGGCACATTTTACTAAACCATGCGCTTCCAATTGACTTGATCTTACGACTAAACAACATTTACGTGAAAAAGTTCTTTCAGAAACGACAGAAATCGTTTTATATATTTCTAAGATATCCTCTATGTTCATTTTGAACTTTCTGCTTGTGTTCGTATATGCTTATGTCTTATTATTGTAACTTTTGGCTTTATAAAAGCAAAAGGGGAGAAGTCTTACGACCCTCCCCTTTTTTATGCTATGTCAGGAACCGAATTATTCGATTACTACTGATTTACGACCGGCTGCAACACCCCTTGGGTTTACGATTGCGATACCGATGATTTCTGATACTACCCAACCTAGCTTCAATTGCTTTGGCTCGTCTGCTGGTAATACTTCAATGTCTTGACGAATTGGCATTACTCCTACGAACTCTGGATCTGAGCAACCATAGATGGTTCCTGGTGGAACGATCTTGCTTACCATAATGTCTGTACCCCAGATGTGGGCGTATAGACCAGTTTGTAGAACTTCTCTCATTGTTACTGGATCGAATTCACCGCCGCCAGTTCCTTGACCACCACCAGAACCCCATTTAAGGATATCGGTGAACTCATTGATGTTCATGAAGTACTTGGTTGTTACTAAGTCCCAACGATCAATTTGTTGTTTGATTTCAACTAAATCTCTCTTTAGAAGACCAGCATCTGCGATGTCGGTAAGTGTATTTTCAACACTTGAAGCTGCATCTAGAGCTGCGAAAACGTTTGCGTCTTCTTGAGCCATGATTTCTTGACGAGCCTTTTGTACAGCTCTATCAATTACGTTGAATCTACGACGTTTGACTTCTGCAATACGGACAGTTGGGTTTGCATAGATTTCAAACTCTGGAACAACTACTCTATCACCGAATACTCTAGACTCTGGACCTGTACCGTTGCTTGAGATAACAACTGCTGCTACGTCGATATCACGATCGTAGGTTGGCATTGCGCCTTGTGGAAGAGGATCGACTACAAGTGCTCTACGTGCAATTCCATGGTAATCCAAGTTTCTACGGATTGGGTTTGCCATAGCTTGAGCTAAAGCAATCTTGCCGTCTTGGGTCATGATGGCGCGAGAGATAAGCTCATCACGCTTGTCATCAGATAGAGATACTTGACCAGCAAGTCCCATATTTGATGGAGTGTTCTCTTCTAATACCGCTGCATACTTTGTGATAATTTGTAATGCATCTTTTAGTGATGAGGCATTCATCTCGCCTCTTCCGTTAAACATATTCATTTAGAATCTCCTGAAGGAATTATTTGCCAGTCTTACCAGCTTAAATTTTTGTTAAAGAAAAGGGGGATTCTCTTTCAAGATTAGAACCAAGGTTCGCCCGGTCCCCCAAAGGTAGTTAGTTTATTTCAAACGCTAAGATTAGACGTTTGGTGTGAAGAAGAAAGTTGCGAAAGCAAATGCTCTGGTTGGAGCTGACATTCCAGTTGGGCTGTTTAGAGCGCTGGTCATGAAGTTTGTTGAAGTAACCAAAGAACCATTTGTTTCGAAACTTACGAAACGACCAACTACGACTGCTTCGAAAGCAGAACCTGCGTTTGGTGTTAATAGACCAGCAGTTGTTGCATATAATGCACCACCTGTGTCTAGAGTTACGTTTGTTGCAGTAAGACCTGTTGAAGCAGTGGTGTCACATGCATCAAGAGATACGGCATATAATCCTGTTTGTGCCCAGCAAGTTACCTTACCTGAACCAGTTGCGGTGTGAGGTCCAAGGGATGCTCCACCTGTTACTGTTCTGCCTGTTGCGCCACCAACTACGGTGCCGAATAGAGTTCCGTATCCTGCGATACCTTCGTCAGCTAACATCAATGGACGTTTGCCTGAACCTAGGGTCTTGGTTACAACTGTTCTTCTTGCTAAAGCTGTTGATGAACCAACATAACCGTCGTCAGAATCTGCTGAACCTACGTCTGCTGAATTCAATACGGACTTAAGGGTTACGACTTCGCCGCCCAAAAGAGTTAGTACTTCGCTGTCAAGACCGTCAAATTGACCAATTGGTTGAATACCTGGTTGTAATAGTTTTAGAGCCATTTTTTTTATCCTAATATCTTTTATGTCGGTTCAACTTGTGATCTCGACATGATTACTTACACCAAACTTACAAAATCTAAAATACATATTGCATTATTGATATAGTTATCAGAAAAATATGTATGATTGTTTATTTTACACTCCTTGTCGTAATCCTTTATCTAAATCTCTCAGATCATCTTCTGGAGAATGAGGTGTATTAGAGCCAACTGGTTTAGTTTCTACTTTAGGATCACCATATGTGTGTGAACTTTCAATCTGTGCAGCTTGAATTTGTTTAGTAGCAGATGCCTCCAATGAATCAGCAGTTCTTAATTTGTTAATAAGCTCACTGATTGATTCTTTATAAGGACCAATTGCATGAACTACATCATCAAAATCATCAACAATTAATCCTTTACCACCATGCATAATTTTAGTTTTATCAATTAAACTAGTAATAATACCTTTTTCCTTAATAGCTCTATTTTTATATTCAGGTGAAGAGAAATCTTGAACCACTTTACTGATGAATGGTATAAAATCTTCAGCAGAATCTCTGAAAGCTTTATAAGCATTAATTACTCCAGTAGTTTCTGGTCTTGCTGCAAGTTGCTTTAGCTCATTACCAGTTCTTGGCATATCTAAACTATTAATGATTGGTAATATATTATTATATTCGTTAGCAAATGCTGCAATTTTTTGTTTGAATAATTTCATTGTATTCAAAAATTGATGGTTATATTCATAACCAACTCCAAGATTACTATTTGAATCTAAAAGATGATCTACTTCTTCAATTACTTTTCTTGTGTTTGCTACAAATCCCTCATTAGCAAAATCCATATGTTGATGTAAATAAAGAAGACCAACAACTACTCCTGCACTAGCAGCTAATAATCCAATAATTGCTACTTGACCTAAAGCTTGCTTTTTAATAGATGCCGTTTGTAATAAACAAGCGTCTGTTAATAATCTTAATTGATCATTATCAATATTATCTAAATGATTACCCAAACTAACTAATGATAGAACAAGTTCTTTTTCTGCATATTTCTTATTAGTAAGATTGCCGTTTGTTTGTCTATTAAGAATATTTAAAGTGATATTTTGTCTTTCATTTTCATTCTCAACAAGACCATTTAATTTATCATATGATGGAGAGATGACTACGGAATCAGGGTGAGCCCTTTCAATAATATTCTTCTTATATTGAGCATCTTTTGGTGATTCAGGTTTTACACCATAAAGCTTTGCAACAGATGCAGGATCAGTCTTAGACTGTCTGGCACGTTTGTCTTTTGGCTCCTCAGAAATAAGACCTTTATCCTGGGCTATTTTTATAAAGTTTTCAAAAACATCACTTCTTTGCATGGGCACTCTCAGGTAGTAATTTGTAATTATATGTCTTCATATGCGGGTGTTATTTAACTTTCTCGGCTACATCATCGATAAAAAAGTCAACAATTGCTTTTTTTGTTTGATACATACGTGGTATGTATACTATTGAATTACCTGATCCAGCATAATTGAAATCAAGTATTACATCTAAAATAACTTTAAATCCAGTAGTATTTCTTATTACTGATTCTAATCCATCTAGTCCTTGATATACTTCTTTTGTAAAATTAACTAACATTGAATCTATGCCGGAATTACTGTTTTGATATCTCTCAACCCAGCCATCTTCACTATTGTACGTTCTCATTTTATATGATGGATTTAGCTTAAACTTTTTTTGTGTAGTTGTTGCGGCAGGAGGTGTAAATCCAGTTTCTTCTCTAGTTGGTTTTCCATCTTTTAATGAACCATCCAAAGCATTAGACCTTCCTAAGAATTTATTGATTACATCTCCTGCAATCATTAGACCAGCAGATGCAATGGCTATTTTGAAAAACCATCCAATTACCCTTGACAATAAACGTTCAGTAGCTACTTTCTTTTCACTGTAACTAGAAAACATACTACTCTCACCAGGCTTAGCTGCTAGCTTAGTTACTTCGTATTCATTGTGATACATTATCATTGCTATTCTAACAAAACGTATATCACTATTCTTTGAGGCTGCTTTTGGAATAGCGCCTGCTGGTAGGCTTTTCAAATCTGCTTCGGTTGCTGGTTTGCTAAGCGAGCTAACAGCTCCTGAAACAATTCCATCTACTTGTGAAGAGCTCATTAAGCCTCCACCACCAATGACACTTTTGATTTTATCGTAAATTGAGCTTAGAATACCTTTAATATCAACATGGAATATATTCATAGCTAAACCAATTAATGTACCAAACCAGCCAAGACCTAATCCTGCAAAAACTACTGATATTGCCCCTGGCGCAATAATGTTTAATAAGCTTCCAGCCTTATCATTTGGATCTATGTGATTACCAAAATATGATTTAACAGATTCAACCAATCCGCTCGCCATGCTGCCTTGAGCAGTTTTGACGATTTGTGGATTGGTTAAAAGTGATTCAACTAATAAAGTATCTACATATAGACTAACTTCGCTTTTAATCATTTTGCTTTACCTGGTTGATTTACACTGCTGGTTTGATTCTTTAATACATTTAGTGACTCTAAGTTTCTAGAAGCAAATGAGTTGGATTGAGGTACTCTACCAACTTGACCATAAATAAGCGCAGCAGTTTCTGTTCCTACAAGTCTGGTATCTACATATGCTGCTTTGATAGTTGTTATGACATATTTAGTAAGAGTTACGATCTCCATAAGTTTATCAATTATTGCAGCATAATATCTTCCTGGTGGAGTCATGCCAATTGAATCTCTAAATTGGATTGCATCGATACCAAGATCATATACATCTTGAGCATTATTCTTCATCATAGTTTTAACATCTGCCATCAATTTATTTGCTTGGTCAATAGCATTTTTAGCACCTGCATCAGCAGTTATGCCTTCGTATTCTGCAAAGAAATTTCTAATTCTTATAAAACTTACATCTTCTACCATCAAAGGTAATCTTGTAACTAATTTCTTAATTCCTTCTACTGCCGCATGGCTATTAGCATCTGTACCATTTCCATTTGCTCCTGCACCAGCGCCTACTCCAACTACACCACCAATAGAGCAAGCCTTGTTGTCTAATCCTATGAATAATGGTCCAAGCTCTTGCATTTTTCTTACATAGAAAGCAGCAGCTTTTTCTTCTTCTGAGGTAGCAGCTCTTGATTCAAGATATTTAGCACGCTTAAACATTACATTTATTACAATGCATTGATCAGCTTTTGAATCTGAATAATCTAATGGTGCTGACTTGGCGCCTTTAGGATCAACTGATATAACTTTAGAGTTAGCCAACCAAGCATTAAGCGCAATTTTACCAGCAAGATCTTTTGCTTTCAAAATATTATCGTTATTTGCCGTGGTCTTATTTATAAAAATTGCTGCGGTTGGGTCAAAAACTTTTGGTTCTAATCCATCTATGAAAGTATCATCAGGCATTGCATTTGGTTTACCTGGTTGTGATTTTGGGTTTCTATTTAGACCTGAATTTGGTTTGTATAAATTGATTTGATCAATGATCTTTCCTACCATTACTTCTAAAACCTTACCTGAATCATTTTTATTGTCTTGCATGGATCTGGCTTTTTGTTGTAGATAAGCTACATACTTAATAAGCAAATCCATGTTAGCCCAATAATCAGAAGTATTCCATTTTCTTGTTTCAGGTTGACCAGGAACATCTTGGTTTCTTGAAATGTCTACTGTTATTTTAGCTAGCTTATCTAAATCAGCTCGTGCAAGTTTAGATGCTTCACCGCCATCATAAGCAATTCTTGCACCATCAATCATAAGTTGCTGTGTATCAATAAATTTTAACAATTCACTAAGATCCTTTAGGTTATTAACCATAAGATCGCTATTCATACCAGCAATAGTAAGATTTGGTGGTTCTGGAACAGAGGTCAATTCTCTAGTTAGTTTATTAACTAATTTTTTAGCAACACCAATTTGATTTATTGGACTGGCGCCAGATACTGGAGAAGATTGTGTTGTAGCTTGAGACTCTATTAGTTTCAAGAAAACTTTTGGATCATGTAAAAAACTCATATTAGCACCTTATTTTAAATCGCAGAAATTAGCCCGTCATATTCAATATGGTTGGTTTGACAACTGTTTCAAATATCTTTAGTGCTATTGCCGCAGTAACACCTATATGATCTACCATCCAAGCCATATAAGCAGACTTGCTTGTTAATGCTTTATAAGGAATATATGTCATTTTCCTACCAATCTCGTTAGGAGCATAGTAATTTACGCCTTCTAATTTTGAGTCATCAAGAAATGCAAAGGTCTTTTCTTCACTTGTAAGATTATCAGCATTAGATCCTTTATAACTATAAGAATCAAATGCCCTATCACCTTCTATTAAAGGTCTGTATTCTGGTTTAGCAGTTACTTGCGCTCTAAAATTATTATATAACTTAGTAATACCTTTTAGATGTTTTGTTATATCAGAAGCCCTTTCCTTCTTTCTTTTTGCTGATAAGTTTACAACACCATCTTTTACTGTATAACCAGATAAGCTCTGTTTAAGTGCCCTTAAGTTATCGGATGTATATATGTTGCCATTATTCAAAGCAAAATCACCTTCTAATTGAAGTAAAGCTGTAGCAAAACCCATAATGTTTCTAAGAGCATTATCAGTTCTAAAACTCCATACACCATCGGCAGCCATTTCACTTTTTTGTCCACCAAGCATTTTTAAGGTATGCATAACAACATCTAATTCATAGATATCACTTTGAGCCACTTGCTTTTTTTGATACGTATTTACAGACGTGTCTTGACTCCACTCAACACCTTTTTGATCTTCATCTAATCCACCAATGTAATTGCTAGCAATAAAATCATTAAATGATTTTTTGGCTTTTTTTTGAGGATCTGGTGCTTCTATTGGAGTAGAATCACTAGGCGATTTGTTTCTCATAGTCTCAGATAATGAGTCTTGAATAACTGCTTTAGCTAAACTTTGCATAGCAAGCTGCATTTCTTTAACCTCAATCTTTGCATTTACGGCTATAGCTGCTGGTCCTGATTTACCATTTTGTCTCTGTGCCGGTATAACACCACCAACAGCAGGAGCACTAGCAGGAACGGTCCAAGTAGGACTTATATCTTGAGCTAACTTATTTATAAGACCAAGAATGTCTTTGTAATTTTTATTTGTCATTTATTAATCCCATGATGTTTTGTAGTTACTTATTCCATTATCAATACGATTTTTTATATTGGAATAACCATCAGGATCTTGTACTCCTGCAAACAAGCGAGCTGCTGCAAATGCTTGAATCATATTTCCTTCTTCATTTTGCATATTTCTAATTGCAACATTATAGTTTGATACAATACCAGTTAACCAGTTAATAAACCTATTGGCTCTTTGTAATCCCTGTTCAGTTCTTTTTGAGTAAATCATATATGCTCGTAACTCTACTCTTTCGGCTTCAAGAATAGACCTGAAATATCCAACATCTTTTAGCATTATCTCTCCCATATGTAGCTTATTTTTATGTTCAAGACTAATTTCTGGTACACTGTCAGGATTAGCAGTATTAGTAGGATTAGCAGGATTATTTTCTGCTTTAAACTTTTTATCTACATTATCTGCCTCTAAAGTAACTATTTTAGTAACTAACTCTAATGCCTTGTCTACTGTAGCATTAACATTACGAAAATGTCTTTCTACTACAATCCAAATCTCTTCATCCAAACGCTTTTTTAATATATATGCGATGGTATTTAATTCAGATTTAAGTTTTCGTAATTTTTTCAAAGTTGTATTTCTAGTATAATCAATCAAAGAATCTAATGATATATTGAAACTTAAATTATCATTAGATTTACTTTCAATTTCAGTTAGTTCCTTGCTAATTATTACAAGCATTGGTTTAAGTGATGCTTTCAATGTATCTACTGTTGGAGCAATTGCTTGACCTAAACTATACTTGACAGCATTAATGATATCTCTACTTGTTGATGCACTTGAAACTTTACCAGTTGGCTTCTTATTAACCATTGTAATCATCTTAAG